GGCGCTTATAGCGGCGTTATAGGCGCTTATAGCGGCGTTATAGGCGCTTATAGCGGCGTTATAGGCGCTTGTGTATCGGTTGTATAGGTGTATAGCTTGCGAGGTATTGTATAGCATATAATAGTTGCGTCGTGCTAGTAGTAGTTTGATGCCTATAGTTGTACGATGCATATAGTTGCGATTGTACGTTGTACGTTGTATCGGACAACGAACAATCGTTCGATATACTCAAACCAAAATATTATTCTAGCACGAGGATATTATTCTAGCATGAGGATATTATTCTCGTTTGAGATAGGGGGATCTGTTCACCGTGGTTAACTCTTCGAACAACTGTACGATATACTGGAATTTTATTTCCCTACTATCGGGGTAGGGTTAAAATAATTAGGTGCTATAAAAGCATGGAATATCGCACGCGTTTTTTTGTTCGATAAAATAGGGGTACTATCAGGCGTTTTTGTTTTGTTGAGTGTACCAAAAACGGGACACCTATAGGCGGGATAATTGAAACTACGGAGTTGAAAAGTTAGCCACGGCTAACTCCGATGTGGTCAATCTAAACACAACCAGCAAAATTTTACACACCAAAACACCACGCCAACACCATACAAAGCTCAAAAACACCAACCAAATCAACGTCAAAATCACCATACATACCAACACATATATAACTACATACGCAACTCAAAAATTAACGGTTTATCAACGGAATGAATAAGAACGAATTATCTTGATCAACAGTCAAGCAATTAAATAAAACTATCTATATATCATTCTCATCAGGTAAAACAAATTAATATAGAACACTAGTAAATATAACTACACACCAACTACATAGAACAATATACGCCATATGATCGCAATATAATGAAAAAAACAACATCCGAATGAAACAAACAATTCAACCTTGATACAATGTCATTTAATGAAATAAAATTTCGCGATTTACCGTCTATTTTTGGGAAATACTTTAATAGATTGCATTAATTTATGGTTATATACGCTTAATAACGGAGTCTATTTCTGATAGGTATATATCTGTTTAATCATTTGTTTTTTATAAAACCATATATAAGTATGTTGACTATATCTTTATTAGAAATTTTTTAAAAACTTTTAAATTCTCTTTGCCTATTTGAAACCAACTCCATATACTGAAAGTGACAGTAAAGATACGATTGGTTTATGGCCTATGTTGCTATTTATTGACCGAGCTTCGAAACACGTTGCGTTATATTATCTATATTGTTATATTATCTTATTGTTAGGAGTTGCAGAAATCCGCACATTTTTGTGGGTGGTTTTGATATAATATATGAAACCACCCACACTATTTGTGGGTGGTCGGCACTTTTTAACGCACCTTTACAATAGAATACAGTATTGTACATTGATAAAAATTGATTTTAGGTTGATGTTTGGAGGTGATTGAATGTCGGCATCTAAATACGAAAGGTCTTCTATTGAAGAGCTTGATGGTTCTTCTGGAACTTACTTCGTCATACCTTCTTCAATCATCTTGAAAAGAAACAAGGATATTGGAGATAGGCTTGTAACCGCATTTTCATTCTTCTCTGTTAACAGAGGGTTGAATTGGAAGGCTATGTTCTCATTGAACAAGATGGTTGAATGGTGCGGTAAGAATCCAGATAGACATAAAGGAGGAATAAACGATAAGTTTAAGAAAACGGTTGAGTTCCTTGAGGACGAAGGATATTTGGGCTTAGAGGATAAGATTGCGAATTCAACTTGCTGCACTGCTGTTATCAACAAATCGAAAATAACGGAAGAGTGTCAGACGAATAAGAAGAGATTCGCGACTGTTTACCTTGACGAGGTTGAGAAGATATTATCTTGGCAGAATCCTAATAAGAAAGATACATATGTTAATCCAGATGTTCTGATCAGAGTGTTCTCCTATCTTAGAATGATGATTAGCAGAAGGCCGAATAAGCTGTCTGCACAGGAAGTAGGAGAAAGCATCGAGAAGAGAATGTTGAGATTGCCAGAAGCGTATAATGGTTACTATTGCGATATGGCAAGCGATTTGGATATCACTTCAAGAGCTTTCTCCGAATCAATCAAAGTTCTTAAAGAAATCGGCCTTATATACTATGAGTCGTTGCCAAGGGTTAAGGTAAACGGAAAATGGATGACTACTCATACTATCTTCTGCAATGTTTACAAGCGAGAGGGAAAGCATCTTTTCGCAAGCGGAGAAGATTATTACAGTGTCGAGATAAAAAACAAGAAGAAAATGTTAAGGCTCATCGATAACCAGAATTGCTTCGATGAGAACGGAGGTGTTTGATATGGGAAAATCAATCGGATATTTAAAACGTGAGTGCGCTGATTGCTTTGATGAATATTACGAGCTAGATGAATACGACTTCTATCCACCAGAAGATGATAGATTGTACTGCTCTGGCATTGACGATGTTGAATGTGGAGACAATTACGATGATTACGTTAAATGGTTTTGGAAAGAATACGAAAATGATATTTACAATTAACTGATAATGTTATATGCTGTACCCAGAGTTTGAAAACGAGTTATGAAAGATAGGTGTGAACGTTATGGGACTTTACGCATGTGCTTTTATCGTGGCTTGCATCATCGGTTTCGCTACGGACATTTTTTAATTTGATTTAAGAAACTTGACAATCGGCGCTACTAGCGTCGCGAATATGAATACTGTTAGGAGGGGCAGATGTGCTAGATAAACAGATAAACGTATACTCTCTTGACACTGGCAACTTTTATGACAACAAGGAGTCTCATCTGCATTGGATGAACCATAAGCTTAGAGCCGAGAGAAATATTCTTGTGAATGGTGGAAATATCAAGGGTTCTGACGGGAAGACAAAGAGAACGATTATCGGAACTAAGGAAATGGAAAATGAGCTTTCAAAGTATGGGATCGACAAAGATTGTCTTTCGGTGATTTGCAAAGATGAGTACGATTTCTCTTCTCATGGAGATGATGCCGAATATCTTAAAGAGCTTGGGAAAAAGTATCGTAACTATAAGAATCTCATCTCTATGAAGAACGAGAAAATCAAGAAGAGCAAGAACACATTGCTCAACCTTCTTTCCAACAAAGTTGAAGAGAATATCAAGTCTGGTGGAAAGCATCACATTAGAACCTTGCGTGACAACCAGGTGTCTGAGAAGAATATCATTTCGGTGTTTGATTCTTATTTCACGAGAACGATTGGTGCAAAGCCAGACGAGCTATGTGAAGATTTTATGGTAATCCAGGTTTATTACTTCGATGTTATCAAAGATCTTATCTATCATGGTTTTATGTATAAGGGTGAGAAATACATTTACTTCACCTCTTCTGCTGGTCAAATCAGAACCAAGAAATGCGTGTTCGTGAAAGAATCTGTTTGGAAAAAATGCGAGAAATCCATTATGTGTGGACTTACCGTTGACGATATCAACGCAAAAGGCGGCAATAATCCGAACAAACATCTCGCTTACCTTGCTCTTGCTAATTCTGCCACTGATGTTTGGGATGAATTCGACATCGATAAGACGATTGTGATAGATGATTTCGAAACAGAGGTTCTTGGAACATACGATTTGATTGACGATGAAGATTATTCTGTGAACAGAACAACTGGTCATGTGCCTATCACTCATACGGATGGTGCTGGTATGATGTTGCCAAGCATGGGTAAGAATCGCATGGTTAGATTGCCGTGGGTAAAAGGTTTGCTTGGGGCTTTTGATTTCAAAAAGTTCATTGAAGTAAACGGTTGCTCTCCTATCATCAAAGATATCTATGGTAAAGAACATGATGTTATATCAGAAGATATCAAGGTTATATTCACGAAATCACAATTCAAGATGCATAAGTATTACGAGTCATGGGATCAATACAAGTATCTTTTCAAGAAATATAATTGCACAGCTGGTATGACAAATGTTGAAGAAGACAGAGTTAAAGATGCGACAATTAACTATCAAATGCTTCAAACATTAACAGATGTTACGGATGACGAGATTGTGGATATAGCCAAGCAATCTATTGATAAGCTTAACAACCTCTGTTCTTCTGTTGACAATATCAAGGATGTGTTCGGTGTCACTCCATACAATACACATAAGACGGCTTTTCAAAAGGCAATCGATCTCTACCCTTCCCTATTGAATGATGAATACGCCAAGTCTCAATTAAGGGATATCAAAGATAGTATGGTTAAGAAGTTCAAGGCTGGAAAACTTAGTGTCCATGGGAAGTATACCTTCCTCTTGCCAGATTTCTATGCGGCTTGCGAACACTGGTTCATGGGAATTGAAAATCCAAATGGGTTGATTGATGACGGCGAGGTTTTCTGCTGGCTGTTTAGAAAAGATAATAAACTTGATTGTCTTAGATCGCCCCATTTATTTATGGAACATGCGATTAGAGATAACGTTGCTTGTCGTGAATATGGCGAAAGACAAATAAGAACAAGAGAATGGTTTTGCACAGATGCGGTTTATACTAGCTGCAATGATATGATAAGCAAGATTCTTCAATTCGATGTTGATGGTGATAAGAGTTTGGTGGTTGCCGATAAAACTCTTATAAAAGTTGCCGAAAGAAACTTAGATAGATTCGATATTGTTCCTTTATATTACAATATGAGAAAGGCAGAACCAGTTCATCTTGACAATGCTGCTATTTATAACGGGCTTAATGCTGCTTTTGTTGGTGGGAATATCGGCATATATAGCAATAACATTTCTAAGATTTGGAATAGCGAAGTCTTTATTTCTGGAACTGACGAAGAAAAGAAACAGGCGATTGATGTTATCAGGTTACTTTGTATGGAAAATAATTTTGTAATCGACTATGCCAAAACTCTGTACAAACCAGAAAGGCCAGACTATGAAAAAGAGTTGATTACTGATTTTACCAATGATCCTCTCCCCCACTTCTTTATTTATGCAAAGGATAAGAGCGAACATCAAGTTGTTAACGCTAACGAAAGTCTTGTGAATAAACTTGAGAATGCAATACCAAATCCTCGTATCAATTGTAGAAAACTTGGATTGGATAATATTGATTACAAATTAATGATGGGCAATACCGATATTGAATTTGAATATAAATTTACAGACAGAGGAAAACTAATTAAAGAAGAAACCGATCCAATGATTGTCAAGTATTGTGAGCTTAATAGCAAACATCATTTTATACTTGAAAATGCTTTGCGTGTTGACAAAACATTTTCTATTGATGTTGTTAGAAAATCTCAATATATCAAAAGTTTGAAATACAAAAACGCATCTGATGAAATAAAAAATGAATTATCTCGGTTTGGATATGATGATAAGGAAATAGCAGATATACTTGTTAAATTTCTGTATGACGTTAAGAAAAGCAAACATAAAGCAGCGTTGTGGTTGTGTTATGGAGATATTTTATATGACAATCTTCTAAATAATATTCACAAGAAAACCAAAGATATCCAGTGTATAGACTGTGGTGAATGGTTTGAGGTTGACGTTAAAGACAATGAAACTTGTAGATGCGGTGAGTGTCGTGATGAACACGTTAGAAAACTTGCGAGATTAAGAAAGCAAAAACAGCGTAAAAGAGAAATGTCACGCGCGCAAACTTCTTAATCAAATAACCTACTATTAAGGTTATATGTTAAAAAACAGAAAATGCAAAATGCATAGAATTAAGGCAATTTGAAAAATGCGAAATGTCGGTTATATGGAAAGTAAATATTTCAAAGCATTTTTCAAACGCCTTCTATTATATTTAATATGGAGGAATTCGATGGATAACAAAAATAAAATAAAAAATACATATACCAAAGATATGTTGATCAACGAGATTTCAAGTGAATGTGACAAGAGTAAACGTCTTGTCAAAGAAATTTATGATGCAACCGAAGATAAGGTTTTCGATATTCTCTCTTCCGCTAATGAAAACGAAGATGTGTCGATTAGATTATTTGAAGGTATTGTCATTGATGCGACATATATTCCAGAGCATGAAAAAATTAATAACCTAACTGGTGAATCTATTATCGCCAAGAGCAAGATAAAGCCAAAGGCAAAAATTACAAGAAGTTATTGCGAAAAAGTTAGTTCTGGAATTAAATAGTTTTATATAATCAGCGCTATGCTGTTTATATAGTCGCGTATGAATATGATTGTTCATACGCCATAATCTTTGTATTCATATTTTTACACCTTTCTTTGCTGTTGTTGTGGCTGCTTTTGCAGCCATAGCAGCAAAGATATTATGATACAAAGATGATTTAGATGAATATGGAGCGATAGCATTTATGCTGTCGCTCTTTTTCTATTTAGGGGTGAAATTAGTTTAAACCTAGAACATCCAACAGTGTATGAAATAAAAATTTGGAAGATATTTGTGAAAATCAAATATTTCACCAACATCTTGTTGGGTTAAAAACAAGATGAAAAACAAGGAGGTGCCATACGTGAACTTTCACATGGATGAGTCTGAGAATCTAGAACATTTTATTTGGAGACTTGGACAGGCAAAAGATTCTGGAATACTTGATATGAGTTGGGATGATATTGCTGATGTTATAAACAAAGAGATTGGGAATGAAGATATGCCCTTCTCTTCTTCTGCATTCAGGAAACCATATCAACAAGCTAAGAGATTTTATGATGCTGGAGTTTTCGGTGAGATAAGCGATGGCGAATATTTAAAAGAACTGCAATCTCAAAAGCAAGAGCTTGAAAAGCAAAGGGTAAAAGTAAGAGATGAAAGAAATGAGCTTAAACGTGTTATTCGCGAAGAGGCTCGCAAAGAAAGTTTCAAAGATCAGGTATTGAGAAGCATTGCTGAAAGCGACTGCCATCCTCTTCTTTACGATGAGATGAAGAAGTTTGATGGTGTTCTTAAATCTGACAACGATTTAATTATCTCTATGACAGATTTACATACTGGTATTGAAATAGATAACTACTTCAATAAGTTCAACGAAGATGTTCTTAGAGAAAGAATGAATAACTACTTAGATAAAATCTTCGAAGTTCAGTTGAGACATGGTTCTGAGAACGCACATGTAATTTTGTCTGAGTTGGTTAGCGGTATAATTCATACAGAATTGAGAATTGAAAATAATCAAAACCTAATTGACCAATTCTTAACTGCCGCTAATTATATTTCACAGTTCTTATCAGAATTAAGTTATCGTTTCGAAGAAGTCAATGTTTATATGTGTCCTGGCAATCACTCCAGGATTTCACCAAAGAAAGAAGATTCTTTAAAGGGTGAGAATATTGATCATCTTGCTATTCCATTTTTGGAAGCTAAACTGCAAAACTTCGAGAATATTAAATTTCATAATAATAATATCGAAGAATCGATTGCGATGTTTAGTGTGCGAGGAAATATCGTAATGGCATCGCATGGAGACAAAGACTCTCCAGGCAATGTTGTTCAAAAATTTACTCTTATGTTTGGAATGCGACCAGCTCTTGTGTATTTGGGTCATAGGCATACAAATGCCATGACAACTGTTTACGATACTAAAGTAATTCAGTCTGGATGTATGTCTGGTTCTGATAATTATTGTATGGATAAAAGACTTAAAAACAAACCAGAACAAACGATTTCCGTTGTTACTGAGAATGGTCTTGAGTGTCTTTATGACATGAAATTCTAATAATATACGACGCTTGATTTTGCGTTTCAGTGTGAAGAAAGGTGGTGTAGTGTCGTATGGAAGACAATAAAACAAAAAGTAGAAAAGCAGCTTCGACACTACATTGTATATGCTGCGATAAAGATTTCAATGAAAGAGAATTTTATAGTTCTGATAGTATTCTATTTAAATCAACTGGTAAGATTCCTTATTGCAAAGAATGCATTGAAAAATTATATAAACATTATTTAACCGCATATAAGAAACTTGGTTACAGTAATCCAGATAGAAAAGCTGTTGAAAGAATGTGCATGTTTCTTGATATTTATTATAGCAACAATGTTTTTGACAGCGTTATAAAACAAATTGATACAAAAGGATTAACCTCTTCTGTCATTGCAACTTATATTAGGCAAATTAAATTAACCCAATATAAAGGTAAAGATTATGACACAACGATTTCTGAGAAGAATATGGCCTTTAAAGATGTTGATTTGTCGGATCAGGATGAAGACAAGAAGAAAGAAATTGAAGCTGCTATAAAGATTTTCGGCACTGGCTTCGAAAACGAAGATTATCTTTTTCTTTATGAGCAATATAATGATTGGACTGCTAGACACGAGTGTAACACAAAAGCTCAAGAAGAAATATTTAAAAATATATGCTTTACGCAGCTTGAAATACTTAAAGCTACTAGAGCTAAGAGTGATACAAAAGATTTAACAGCAACATTTCAAAAATTGCTTGAAACTGCTAAGTTGCAGCCAAAGCAAAATTCTGGAGATACGACTGCCGACAATCAAACGTTTGGAACGCTGATTGATAAGTGGGAAAACACAAGGCCGATACCAGAAGTCGAAGAAGATTTGCGCGATGTTGATAAGATAGGTCTTTATATAAATGTGTTCTTTAAGGGTCATCTTGCAAAGATGATGGGTCTTAAAAATGGATTGTCGAAACTTTATGACAAGTACATGGCTAAATATACTGTTGAAAAACCAGAATATGATGGCGATGAAGATAATGAGGCTTTGTTTGATGCTATTTTCGGCGGCACTATCGAAGACGATAGTTAGGCGGTGTCGTTATGGCTAAGAATGCTAACAGAAAAATGTCTGAAAAAGAAGTTGCAAATGAAAAATCTGAACGCATCATGAACGGCGTTGCTGCGTGGGCTGGTTTTTACAGAGAGAATCCACATCGTTTTGTAAAAGATTATTTGAATGTAAATCTTAAATTGTTTCAAAAGATATTGTTGTATGCCATGATGCACAACGACTTCTTTATGTATTTGGCAGCGCGTGGTCAGGGTAAGACGTTTTTAACAGCGCTCTTCTGTGTTGTTAGATGTATTCTATTCCCCAAAACAAAAATTTGCGTTGCATCTGCAACAAGACCACAGGCAAATGAAGTTTTGTTGAAGATAACAGATGATTTTATGAAGAACTACGGATGGGGTTCTGAAAATCTTAAAAGAGAAATAACTTATGCTGCTGTTGGGGCGAATAAAGCTGTTATCGAATTTGCGAATGGCTCGTGGATAAGAGTTGTCACTGCTGCCGATTCTGGTCGTGGTGCGCGTGCAAATATTCTTTTAGTTGATGAGTTTAGAATGGTCGATCTTAACACGATCAACACTGTTCTCAGAAGATTTCTTACTGCACCAAGACAGCCAAATTATCTGAATAATCCAAAATACGCGCATCTTCTAGAACGAAACAAAGAATTTTATATGAGTTCTGCGTGGTATAAGTCTCATTGGTCTTTTGAAAAGGCGAAGGCTTACACCGTCAACTTTTTAGATGATACAAAGAAATATTTTATTTGTGGGCTTCCATATCAGGTATCTGTTAAAGAAGGTCTTTTGCAGAAAGAAGCACTTCAGGATGAGATGTCTGAAATAGACTTTGATGATACAAAGTGGAGTATGGAAATGGATTGCTTGTTCTTCGGCGATACCGAAGGCGCGTTCTTCTCATTTGATGATATCGGATGCAGAAGAACTTTGCAAACAGCTGTTTATCCCCCATCTCTCATAAGCAGTAAGACATATAAAGTTCCTGATTTGGTTGCAAATGAAAGGCGCATTATGTCTGTTGATGTTGCTTTGATGGCTTCAAACAAACATAAGAATGACGCTAGTTCAATTATAATTAATAGCGCTATTCCAACAAATAGCAATAATTTTATATCAAACATTGTATATCTTGAAAACCACGAAGGGCTTAATACTGATGAACTTGCCCTTGTGGTTCGAAGATTATTCAAAATATATAAATGCACCGATCTCGTACTCGATACTAATGGTAGTGGACTTGGCGTGTTCGATGCTCTTATCAGAGATATGGTAGACCCAGAAACGGGAGAATTATATAGCGCATTATCTTGCTGCAACGATAAAGATATGGCGGCTAGATGTAAGGTGCCAAATGCGCCAAAGGTTATTTGGTCTATCAAGGCAAACGCATCTTTTAATAACGAGATTTGTATTTTGCTCAGAAGTGGTTTCAAACAAGGTAAAATTAACCTTCTTGTTTCTGAGTTTGAAGCGGATGAAATTCTTGGTGATAAAATCAAGGGATTCAATAAAATGCAACCATTTGAGCAAATGCAATATAAAATGCCGTATATTCAAACCACGTTGTTGATATATGAGCTTACGAAACTCGAACATGAAATAAAGGGAACGAACATTAAGATAACTGAAAAATCTGGCATGAGAAAAGACAGGTATAGCTCGTTAGCTTATAACTATTATGTTCAATGCCAACTCGAAAGAGAGATTCTTCAGAAACGAACCATTTCATTTGATATTAAAGATTACGCTAATAAAATGAGACGGTTGAATAAAAAACCAAATATGTATTAATGAACGCTATAAACGTATTAAGGAGGTGAGTTGGTTTAATGGCTGATGAAAGTAAAAATGATGATTCTAAATATACCGAAGTATACAGTAAAGAAGATTATATCAAAGATGAGAATTCGTTTAGCAAATCTGAAAAAGAAGGAAAAATTGATTGGAGTTCTTTTAGCAGATTGATGATTAACGATCTTTGTTTAAATAGTAAAATTTTAGAAACTGGATGCATTGGGAAAATTAGGCTTGAGGATATTGAATTTGCGATTAGACATCCTAATAGCGGATATAGAGTTTTAATGGAAGCGTCTGCTTATCTTATGAGAATATCGCCACATTATTTCAGGTTGAATAATCTATATAGCAATATGGCGTTATTTTGTTGGTGGATTGATTTGTACGATGTAAGAGACAATGCAAAGGTCGAGACAATTAAGAAGCAGTATGGGAATTTAGCTGCTAAACTTGAAAACATGAATCTGAAGCATGAGTTCTCTAAAATTATGAAGTACCTTCCCTATCAAGATATTTATTGTGGATTAGTTGTTGAAAGTTCAACAGATTTCTTTTTCCAGAAACTTAATTATAGGATATGTAAATTATATCAAGTTCAGGATGGTTTATATAATTTCAAAATTAATTTGTCATCAATAAATCAAATAGAATTAAACGCATATCCAGATTATGTTCAACAAGCATATTTAGATTATCTTGAAGGTAGACAACAATCGAATTGGTATGTGCCTCCAGCAGATAAACAGATTTGCATAAAACTGAATAGCCAATGGACTTACCCCTACCCTCTTCTAATCGGATTGGTTAAAGATATTCTCAATCTCGATACATATAAGAAATTGAAATTGCAATCTGCCAGGACTGACAACTATAAAGCTATTATGGTTAAAGTTCCTATTGATGAAAGCACGGTTGACAAACCATTGCTTACACCAGAAACGCTTGGGGTTTTCGCAGAAATCAACAGAGAAAGTATGAGTGACGATATCGGTTTGATTCACACTCTTGGTTCTGATGGAGAAGCGGTTAGCTTTAAAGATTCTAGCAATACAAGAAATAATGTGTCAGATGCAATTGATGAAATATATAATTCTTCTGGCGCATCAAAAGAGTTGTTTAACGGTTCTGCTTCTGCTACTGCAATAACTATGTCTGTTGAGAACGATTCTGGATTTATTTATAGCTTATATAGACAATTCGAAAGATGGGTAAATAGATATATAAAGCTTAGAAAGTATAATAAATCTACATTTAAGTTTTATTTTTACCTCTTAGACATTACTATTTTCAATCGAGACAATGTATCAAAGCGTTACAAGGAAGCTGTGACGCTTGGTGTGTCTTGTATAGATAAATGGCTTGCTTCTCTTGACATGACTCCATCGAGAACGTTGGGGTCTTTTGTTTTGCATAATGACATATTCGATTTCCATACGAACTTTGTCCCTCTTGCCACATCGTATACCGAACCAGCACAGGTTACTGAAGAAGAAGTTGGTCGGCCTAAGAATTCTGATAAGGGCGAGATATTGTCAGATGAGGGTGAGAAAACATCTGACGGTGACAAAAATAGCATGTAGTTGACGAGGTGTTTTGCATGAATAATGAATTTAATTGCAAGGGTAAACAATTAGCTGACTATCTTGTGAAAAATGGCTTCGAGTTATTAAGGGTCGATAATGTTAAAGGATCTAAGGTGTTTGTTTTCAAACAAAATGATTCTATTAATGATGCTATTGATAAATGGGAAGCGAATAAAAAGAAATGGTTGTTTTGATTGATAGTTGTCTCGGGAGGTAAATTTTATGGATAATAAAATAACCTCGTTGCATTCAACATTCTCTGTTAATGGAGAAGTATCAGATGATGACACTAGATTTTTAAACATAACGATTGATGTGCTTCATACTGGTGAAAATCTCAATGGCAGTGTTTTTACAAAAGATGTAGTTGATTCATGCGTTGATTCTATTAAGAACACTCCAGTCTTAGGATTTGTAAAATATAACAAGACCACTAAAGAAAATGATTTTAAGGGTCATGAGCATATTCTTACAAGAACTAAAAACGGTATAGAAGAGAAATATCTTGGGTCTGCATATGGTGTTATCCCAGAAACATGCAATCCAAGATGGATTACCAAGATGTGTTCAGATGGTCAAGAGCGTGAATTCTTACAGGTGGATGCATTGCTATGGGAAAAGTTTAGCGATTCAACCGATATACTTTGTCGTGATTCTGAAAAGGCTCAGTCGATGGAGTTAGAGGTTTCATCTGTTGATGGTTACGAGGATGATGATGGCATATTTCATTTTGAGAATTTTAGATTTGATGGATGTTGTATGCTTGGCGAAGATGTCATGCCAGCCATGACTGACGCAAACGTTAAATTAAAAGAAGTTCAATTTGCTATGAACGATTTTGTTCAGAACATTCAAAGCGAATTAAACGATAAGTTTACAGCTTTCACTAAGTTGGTGAATGACAAAAACGAACAAGGAGGTGTTAGGAATATGCCAAAAACCGATACTGATTTTGCACAAACTGCAATGCAGCAGTTTGATGATATCTGCGTTATGGTTGGTCAATTTGCGACTATGAAGAATCACTGGGGCGAAGACGTTCAACGTTATTACGCTGTTGATATTCAGGATAATGAGGTAATCGTCGTTGACAAACAGGATGGCTATCGTTATTATGGATTCTCTTTCTCTGTTAACGGAGATAAGCCAGAGATTGATTTTGATAATAAGTCACGAAAAAAGATTTCCTACGAAAATTATGAAGAGGGCGCATCCGCTGCTCCAGAAGGCGCATTTGATTTCGGAAAGCATATTACCGATATCGAGGAGGCTGCTTTCGCCAAGGTAAACGAAGCCGAAGCCAAGGTTACTGAAGCAGAAACAAAGATTGATGAAGCAAATACCGCAGCTAAGACTGCCAAGACTGATTACGCGAAAATCAAGGCTGAATACGATGAGATTAAGCCTAAGTACGATGAGTATGTTGCTTCTGAAGAACAGCGCAAAAGTAATGAGATTAATGCACAGAAGGATTCAAAGTTTTCTGAATATGAGGACGTGCTTTCTGAGAACGCAGAATTCTCCGCTCTAAAGGAAAAGAAAGACGAGATGTCTGTTGAAGACATTGAGAGAGAATGTGCTGTGCTTTATGTTAAGACTGTTCGTTCTAAGAACAACTTCAGCAAGCAGGATTCTAACAATGCTGTTGTAGGTGTTATCAATGATAACGATGAAGATGACATCGATAAAGGATATGTTCATACGAAGTATGGCAATATCCACGTTAGTCGATAAACCAATTTAATTATTAAAGGAGGAATTTAGCATGGCTAAATATACTGTTTTTGAGTCTGCCAATATGGCGAGCACTCATTTTGCCGAGCGTATTTTTGATTGCGTTGCAGATACCGACATTGAAAACGGCACTTTCGGCTATATGGGTGAGCAGGTTGAACCAGGTGGGCATATCTACAAGTTTGTTCCTGGTTTCAAGGACGGTGAGAAGGTCGTTGTAGCTGATCAACCAGCATGGACTGAGGATACTTGCCGCATCACCAACCAGCGTCGTGACCAGTTTGTTATCACTGCTGGTACTCCCTTCCGTGTTCGCGTTGTTAAGATTAATGACGAGTTCGGTATCACTATCGAGGGTGTTACCCCAGCTTCTCGCGATAAGATGAAACTAGGCGCTTTCCTTACCATCGATAGCGCTACTGGCAAGCTTATCGCTTCTGATAAGGCTGCTGCCGATAGCGAGCCAGCAGTTACCGACCCAGCTATGGAGGCTGTTGTTATGCGTAAGCGTATGATTGGTGGCACTCTAGTTACCGCTGCTCATGAGTACGGTTATGCAAACGAAATGTACGAAGCCCGCGTTAAGATTCTGGGTTAATTTAATTAAGGAGGATATAGACTATGCCAAAGTTCAATTTTAGCACCGAAGAAATGCAGGTCTACGACCTTGCCCTCGATCTTGCCCGTGGCGATTTCTCTCTCCATGTGGACGGTGACAAGGTTTCTAAGAAAGACCTCGAAGATCATCTTCGCGAAACCATTAACAATGATATTCTAAAGGGAGCAACTCTTTATCAGGCTTATCGTCGTAACAACATCGTTATGTTCGAGATTATCGAAGAGATTGTAAACACCACCATTGCAGAGGACGTTCTTGAGTCTCCATTCATTGACGCATTCGTAGAGGTAAAGAATCGCGCTCTTGGTGACAAGACTGCATTCTATTCTGAGGGTGGTCTTCTTTCTGTAGCATCTTTTGCTGGTAATCATTGGGATACCAATCGTCAGTCCATCGACCTTGGTGAGGAATTCACTCTTCCAAAGGAATGGATTTTCATTCATGTATATGACGAGCTTGAGCGTTTCCTTCTTGGTATCACTACTCTTGAGAAGCTGACCGATAAGGTTTACAAGTCTATCAATAAGTATATTCAGGATCGTCTCTATGCTCAGTTCCAGAACGTCTCAAATTCTGTTCCATCAGAGTTCTCTGCTTCTGGTAACAGCGAGGACGCTCTTGGTAAGCTTTGTGATCTAGTTCAGGCGGCTGGCGGTTATGGTTCACTAACCATTGCTGGCACCAAGGCTGCTCTTCGTAAGCTTGTCGATATTGTTCCCGACAAAACCTTCGCCAATTCTCAGAAGGAAGCAAAGGCCAACACTGGTTCTATTGGCGAGTGGGAAGGCAATAAGCTCATGGTTATTCCTCAGACTCTAAAGTCTGGCACTTTCGAGCTTGCTCTAAGTGACAAGCAGCTATTCATCATGGGTGGCGATGTTAAACCAATTAAGCTTGAGTTCATTGGCGATACTCGTTCTGATATGGACACAACTGGTAAGAAGTACAATGATATGACTATGGATATGCAAGTTCAGACTTGCATGGGTATCGGTATGCTTCTCCCTCCTTATTTCGGCATGTTTACTTTTGCCTAATAAATAAGGTTATATACAGTTTGAATTTTAGTTAAAGAAAGGTGGTTCGGTTATGGCACGTACTTCAAACGCAACCAAAACTGAACGTGCTGCTGATTCTGCTACCGTTGAGAAATTTACAGCGGCAGTTGACAATGCGGCGAGTAAAAATATGGATGAAGAAATCAAAGAAGAAGAAAAGACAACAAAGGGTCGTGCAGCCAAGCAGAAGCAAGAAGAAAGAGCTGAAGAACATGAAGAACCTCTTAACGATTCTGATGAAATTGAGGTAGTTTCTCTTATCCCAAATGTTAGCTATCTTGACACGAACACTTCCGATTTTTATGAATGGGAAAAGATTGGCGATGTCGAGATTATGACATTTGAATCTATTAAAGGTATGTGGAGAAAGTATAAGAGTTACTTCAAAGATATGTGGCTGAAGCCAAATGACCAAAGGGTTGTTAAGAAACTCGGTCTTGGTAGAACGTATGAAAAGTACGAATATCTTCTTGACGGTAAGAATTATACCGAAGAAAACATTGATGAGTTGATTGATGCAATTTCATCTTGTCAAAAGGAACTAAAGATTTCAATTGTTAATAAGATTAAGAATCTTGTTGCTGGTGGCGAGATTACCAACATCAATGTTATTAAGGCTCTTGGCGAACACCTTGATATCGACCTTGTTTCTTTTGCAGGTTAAAAAATGGAAACGGGTGAATAATCATGCCTACTCCATATGAGAAAATATATGAAAATCTTTTGGCTAAATTTCGTAGTTATGAAATCCCTATGATGACTGTGGAAGAGGTAAAAGAAAATCTGCATGATTATCTCATTCCAGCGATTGCGAGATTTCATGTTTGCAGAAAAGATCTGAACGATAGGGATGATATTGTAGAGCGCTTCAATTGCGATTTATCTGATGTTGAAATTGAGATTTTAAGCAATTACATGCTCTTAGAATATATCGATTCTACTTATGTTAGGACTGCTACCCTGCTTAAAGTAAATCTAAGTTCAACTGATTTCAATGCTTTTAGTCCAGCAAATATGCTGGATAAACTTATGTCCATGCACAAAACGTATTTATCTGAAAACGAAGGTCTTCTATCTCGTTATGCATGGTTAGGAGCAAAAGGAAATGTTGCTTCGATAAGCGCTGGATATAAAAAGAATAAGGTTTATTTAGATGAGCCTAGAATGTTTTAGAAAGGTGGTGCATCATAATGAAATGTTTAGATAGATTCAATAGAAAAATGAGTCTTAGCGGTGGGTCATTAAGAAATGAAAATATCATGAATAGCAGAGAATTGCTAAAAGAAACGTTTGCAGATGATGCATCATTTAATTTCGGCATTTATTTTTGGGAAGTCGGATTGAAATCTTATGAAGGAAGAGAATCTTTAGGGATTCGACTATATGACAAAGCCTTCTCGAATGCTAACGGTTCTACTGTTAAATTTCAGACTTTAATCGATTCCCCTGTTATTGTCGGAGATGTGTTGTATGACTCTATGGCGGATGAATATCTTATTTGCACAGAGTCATTTAATATCGATAACATTCATTGGCAAGGTAAATTAACTTTGTGTAATTGGTTTTTGAAATGGCAAAATAAAAATGGCGATATTTTAGAATATCCTTGTAATGATATCAACTCTACTCAATATAACTCTGGCGAACGTTCAAATGAGCAGTTTACAGTTGGGTCTTCTCAGCACATGATTACATTGCCATGCGATGAGAATACGGTTGCTTTAAAAACTCCTCAAAGATTCTTTCTTGATAAAGATACTGATCACCCGACTACATTTATCGTAACCCAAAACGACACAACGAGCTATGCTTATGGTAAAAAAGGGTTGGTAAAAGTTACACTTGCAGAAAATGTGTTTAATGATGAGACAGATAGAGTTGATTTAGGTATCTGTGATTATATCGACAAAGAAGATATAAAAACCGACACTGCGAATAATTGCTTCGTATCCAAATCGGTAATATCATACGATACAGCTACAATAAAATCTGGTGGAGATTCGCAAACGTTTGTTGGAAGATTCTTTGATGATAAGGGTAACGAAGTCAACGATGTTTCTTTGAAATGGGAAATCATCTGTGATTTCGCTGACGCTCTCGATGTTGAAAAGAGCGATAATAAAATTATTATTGGGATAGATGATGATTATTATGTTGACGAAGAATTTAAATTGATTCTCTCTGATTCTAATGGCAACTATCCCTCTTCCCTTATTGTAGAGATAGGATCGTTGTTATAATGGCAAATAGTTTGATAATTGGCAAAACCAAAAATAAAATCATCAAAGAATTCATTAAAGACATTGATATAATTCAGGCTATTGGAGACGAGGAAATCACGTCTCTTGCTGGAGCTGAAAAACTAGTCAATAAATGCATTTTTACTTATAATCAAAACCCATTTACACTTAACACCGTTAAAACGTTTATTACCATCCAGGTACATATTCCAAATTCATATTTGAGGAATAACACTTTTGTTAAACCAACTATTGAGATTTGGATAGTGTCACATGAGCAACATATGGTTGTTGATAATGTGAAAAAAATCACCGATAATCGAAACGACTATCTTTCAGTATTGATTGATAATAGATTAAATGGCAGAAAAGATATTGGCTTGGGAGAATTAAAGCTAATAAGCAATATCGAAGGAGCTTTTCAAAAAGATTATCTATATAGAAAGATGGTTTTTGAAGGCACTGATTTGAACAATTCCTTGTGTGCCATAGAATAGATGGTGTGAACTATGTTTGAAGTTGATGAGCTTGATATATATAGAGGCGGTGATATCGAAATCACCCCTAAGATAATCGTTACACAACCAACTTTGGGTCAGATAGCAGATTTCGGTGAGAAAAGATATTTTAATGCAGTATACACTCTTACTGCTGTTGGTGCTGATTTGAAGTGGCAATTGTGGGACTTAGAGCAAATTGATTATACAAAAATCGAAGATTACGATTTGTTTATTAAGTTCATATCAAGAGCCGTATCAAGCAAAAAAAATATTTACAAAGAACTAGTGGACAATAAAGAGAAATACGAAGAAGAACTTTCTTCTATCTCTCAGGATATGTTGGATGATATGCTGGTCAATCCACTTCAACTTATTTTGAAGGATATTGATTTAGCAGATTTCGTTGTTTGTAAATTAGAAAAAAACGACCAAATAGTTTTGTATAATACGGAAAAAGATATAACGATTGATAGAATGATTTATTCGCAAATAGTCGATGCTGTTAGAACAATACATGGGCTAAAAAGAAATAATGAGATGCCAGCTAATGAAAGAACAAAGATGGATCTCATTGAAGACGCTAGAGACGATGCAATCAAAGCCTCTAGAACGCCATATAAAAGCACGCTCAAACCTCTTATATCTGCTATGACGATTAAGTGCGGAATGTGCGGAGACGATAATATATGGAATATGAAGATAAATGCATTTTTCGATGGCATAAAGCGAATAAGTAAAATTCAGGATGCGCAGCTGCTTTTGCAGGGCGCTTATTCTGGTTTCGCAAGTCTTAAAGGAATCGACAAAGAACGCCTTAATTGGGCTGGCGATATTTAAATTAAAATATTCATATAATTGATTGGAGGAAAGCATTATGGCTTTCAATAAGAATGAACTTATCCTTGACCGTGTTCGTTCCCTTGCAGCACATGACCTTTCTACTGGTGAGATGCTATTCCGTCTTACCTCTCTTGAGGATCCTACGCTAACTTGTACTGCTGAGGGCGATGAGGTTACTGACGCTGTTGGCGCTCTTATTACTACCCTTTATCGTGCAAAGAAGGCAACTTTTGGCGCTACCAACTCCCTGGTTTCTCTCGACCTTGCTGCCGCTCAGTATGGCGCAAAGAAGGAAGTTGGTGATACTGGCAAGGAAATTCTTGACTACACCTATGACATTCTTGATATTGCCGATGGTAAGGTTAAGCTAAAGCATGAGCCTGCTAATAAAGAGGATGTTAAGTATATTTATTCAATTGTAGATAATGAGCTTGGCAAGTCTTACAAGGCTGGCGCTCAGGCTTCTGATACCGAGTTCCTGATGGGTGAAGGCGGTGAAATTACCGTTCCTACTGGTCTTACTGGCAAGGTTTACGTTGAGTACCAGTTCAATAACGCCGAAGCTGTTCGCATCGTCAACAAGGCTTCTGAGTTCCCAGAGGCTTGCAGCGTTGTTATCTATGCCTACTTCCGCGACAAGTGCAACGAGAACGTTGTCTACTCTGGTAAGATTATCTGCCCCAAGGCAAAGCTCAATCCTGAGTCTGTTGAGCTTGCGCTTACCGCAACTGGCAAGCACGCATTTGAGCTTACCATGATGAAGGATTACTGTGCCGCCGAAGGCGATGACACTCTATTCACCATTATTGTCGCTGGTGACGAGAAGGAATAACTTTCATACCAAGATAACATGGGGAAGGGTGACTACTCTCCCCTTCCCCATTGTTCTGCTGAATGAAAGGCGGTGATGTAATGGCAGGAAAGAACAATGCTACATGCGCTATCTGTGGCAAAGGATATTATTTATGCTTGTCATGTAGGGATATGATGTCTGTATCCCCTTGGAAAAAGCACACTGACACATCTGAACATTATAAAATTTATCAGATTATACAAGGATACTCAACTGGTGTTTACACAAAAGAAGAAGCTTGTGAAAAACTAGACACTGTTGATCTTTCTGATTTTAATAGCCTAAAAGATAATATTAAAGATGTTATTAACGATATTAAAAAGGCGAAGAAAAAGACATTTGCCGCTTCGCCTGTTGTTGAAGACGAGTCTTCTAACGTGGTCGAAAAGCCAAAACAGAGAAAGAGAAAGGATTCTGAGCCATCTGTCGATGTTGTTGAAGAAGAATCCGTTGTTGAATAATTGTTTTGTCATTGTGTGAATAATATTTTAATTAAGTATATAAGGAGGGAAATGTTGTTCACTAGAAAGTGTTTAATGTTTCCCTTTTTTTTACGTTGTGCTTTATATAAAAAAATATGTAAAAATATGAATTTAAATGAAAGGCAAAGATATGATTTCCGTATCCGAATTAACGGGGAAAGCATATGAAGCAGAGGACTGTGTGTTCTTCCGTAATTGCATTCAAAGCGCTTATTATATTGAATGGGGAGCGGAATTGATCGACCTATTTGTTGGTGGAGATCATAAGCTTGTTTTTGTTTTCTCTAGATCAGACCATGTAAAGTACCGTGATAAATGGGGTACAAAAGATAACAATAAAAAGTAAAATGCGGAGAATATTATGGCATCAAACGTTGGAAAGAAGTTTGAGGAAGATATAAAAAAATCTATTCCAGATTATTGTCTCACTATAAGAATACCAGACCCCCCTCAATCTTTTACTAAAAGAAGCGATACAAGATTCTCTGTTAAGAATCCATTTGATTTTATAGTTTTTGATTCTAAAGCTGGAGTCCTCTATTGCTTCGAACTAAAAACTACAAAATATAAAAGCATGTCTTTTGAAGATATAAATAGCGATGAAGAACAAAATAAAATGATACACAAGCATCAAATCATTGGGTTGTTGAAATGTTCTAATTATGACAATGTTAAACCTGGATTTATCTTTAATTTTAGAGATGAAAAAAATGATGAACAAAGAACGTACTTTCAAGATGTTGTGTCGTTTAATGATATGTGCAAGAAAATAGATAAATCTAGTTTTAATGAATTGGATTTGTTGACTAATAACGCAATTAAGATATCTGGAAATAAAAAAAGAACCAGATATTTTTGGAATATTGATGAATTTCTAAAGTCATAGCATGGTGAAGTGCTAATATGAATTAACTGAAAAGTATGAATTGTTCAGGAGGAAAATATGAATATCGAAATTAAAGCTGGCGTGTATACCCGCAATGGTGAGGATGTACCTTTTAATTTTTATACATCGCTTAGCGCTTATAACAAGGTGAGATTTGTTGATTCCGTTGTATCGGCAATTGTTACAGACGATGGATACAACTATGTAATTAAAGATATGCTTTTTGATTTTTGGGTTGTCAATTTTTTTACAGACGTTGACGTGTCTAAAATTGCAGAAGCAGAAAACAATATCGATGCAATTGAAGACTTTCTTGATGAAAACAATATTGATGAAATTGTTAAGATAAATATTGTTCCTGGTATTATCGATGAACTTGAAAAAGCTGTTGAATTTAATATTGAATATAAAACTGGTATTCATATCAATCCTATTTCTTCTAGTTTAAGCAGCCTTCTCGATACAATTGAAGGAAAAGTTGAAAATATCGATTTTGATTCTATGATGGATATTGCAGAAGCAATGAGCGGTATTTCTGGTGAGCTTACTGCCGATAAGATGCTTGATGCGTATGCTAAAACCGATATCTTCAAAAAGAATTGGGAAAACGCTGCTGCTGATAAGGGGAATTTTAATGTTGTTAAAGGTGGTAAAGAAGCATCGTTATCCCCCATTCTCTCCACCACTGTTTAAATTGGTGGGCAAGATATGAAAATAGAAGATATTAAAAGGAAGATTAGTGCCAGTTGTAAAATGGCAAGTGGGCAAATAGAGCAAGAAATATATATGGTAATCGATAGTTGCTTAAATGAATATTATGGCGAATTTAAACCAGAAGAATATATACGTACTGGCAAGTTGTTGCACTCTATGGTTCACAAGTCTGCGTCAAGCAACAGTGGATTCACTGTTGATGTATATTTTGATTCAGGATTACTTGATTACGAAAACGGCGTAATGCCATTGAAAAATGGTGGCTATGGATGGGCTACTTGGGGTGCAGAAGAGGTTTTGGATACTGCCATGCATGGTTCTCACGGTGGGTATGTTGGCGGAACTGCAATTTGGGACGAAAGTATGTCAGAACTTGGAGATATAATTGCGTTAGTAGTAAGTAAATTAAAAGCGGCTGGTCTTCCTGTTCATTAGGAAGTCCAGCTTTTTTATTTTGAAAATTATCAGGAAAAGGAGGTGTTCTTATGGCGAAAGATTTAAACAAAAATTATAGTGTGTATAAACATACGCTGCCTACTAACATCTCTAAAAAAGAAAATGACATGGTGTATATTGGAATAACGTCGCAAGACCCATTAAAAAGATGGTTAAATGGTAGAGGTTATTTAAAACAAAATTATTTTTATTCTGCAATTCAGAAATATGGATGGGATAATTTTCAACATGAAATATTATTTTGCGGACTAACAAAAGAAGAAGCCGAAGCGAAAGAAATAGAATTGATAGCAAAATATAATTCTACTAATAGGCATTTTGGATACAACATGTCTAATGGCGGGAATTGTTGCGGTACAGTATTGCAAGAAACAAAAGACAAAATATCTAAAGCAAATATGGGAAATCAATATGGGGTTGGACATAAGGTTTCAGAAGAAGCAAGAAAAAAGATATCCTCATCTATGATTGGAAATCAACGTGGCAAAGGACAGAGGATGTCTGACGAACAAAAATGTAAACTTGCCGAGTCGCATAAAACAGATAGTTTTAGAAAGAAACTGTCTGAAGCAAATAAAGGAAAGAAGCATTCTGATGAAACAAAAAGAAAATTGTCAGAATCACATAAAGGACTTGGTTCAAAAAAGGTTCGCTGTGTTGAAACTGGAATAATATATAATTCTATTTCTGACGCTTCTAGAGAAAATAATATAAAAGGACGCGGACATGTAAGTGCGTGTTGTAAAGGAACGAGAAAGACTGCTGGTGGATATCACTGGGAATACTATGAGGAGGTGGCATAATGGCTAAAGGAAGAAAGACTTTTAGAAAGGTCATTACTAGCAAAGAGTTGGACGCTCAAATCAATTCTAAGAATATTAAGTTGGCTGAAAGATTTTTAAAAAATTTTGCGACTAAACGTTCTCCAAATTCTGTTGTTAGTTATAAATCTAATCTTCGAATATTTTTTACGTGGAATTTGCTATTCAATGACAACAAAGATTTTGTAGATATTCGTAAAATTGAATTCGCAGATTTTTTTGATTATGCCGTAACTGAGCTTGGATGGCACTCTAATAGATTTGCTCAGTGTCATAGCTGTTTATCAAGTTTTAGTGCGTGGATAGAAAACTATTTTGATGATGACTACCCCCTATTCCGCAATTTATTATCTAAGATTGAAAAGCCAGTCAAAGAGAACGTTAGAGAAAAAACTGTTTTGCAAAAAGAAGATATTGATAAATTGTTTGAATATTTTGAGGAAAACAATATAGTGCAAGATGCATGTCTTCTCGCTTTAGCTATTTCTTGTGGAGCTAGAATCTCAGAATTGGCTAGCTTTACAACCGATCTTATTGACGAAGATAACGTTGTGTTTGACGGGCTTTTCTTGGAAACAACTAAAAAGATTAAAACCAAGGGTCGTGGAGTTAATGGTAAAATGCTCACGAAATACATATTAAAAGATATGTTCCTCCCCTACTATAAAAAATGGCTTGAAGTTAGAAAAGAAATCATGAAGGAAAACAATAAAGACCATGATTTTATTTTCGTCACAAAAGAAGGAAATCCTGCAAACGCAGATAGACTTAGGGATTGGATGTCTAAATGGAGCGATGTTGTTGGACAACCGTGTTATCCTCACAACTTCAGGCATTATCATATTAGCTTTCTAAAGAAGCTTGAACTTGAAGATGATTTCATTGTGTATCTTACTGGTTGGTCTGAAAGCACTGGTCATAGTATGGTGGCTGTGTATAACGACTTAACAGCTAAGGATAGAAAATGGAAAAACTTAGATAAGTTGAAAGCAGCTCTGGAAGCGTAACATCGCAATTATGTTTAAGTGACAATTATTTGAATGTTACGCACCTTCCAATGGGGTGCGTTTTTTAATGCATTCCTTTAAAGAAGGTGGATATATATGGCTGATTATAGAGTTGACGTTGATGTTAATGTTAACGATAGTAAATTGGATGCTCTTGAAAAAAAGATAAATAATCTTAAAAGTAAAGATGTTGAAGTTGATGTTAAAGTTAGTGATACAAGCGTAAAGAATCTTAACTCGGTTATTAAGGACAAAGCAAAAAATCAAACGGTAGTCATGAAAGCCGATAGCAGCAATATTCAAAAGACTATTGTTTCTGTTAATACGGCTCTTAAAAACGCATCTAAATCTGGCAAGATAAAATTAGATTTTGATGATAATGGTGCCATTAAAGGTATTAATAATATAAGGCAAACGTATAAAAATGGCGTTCCTATAGCGGTTCGCGTCGAAGGCGTTGATAAAGCTGGAAATGCTTTTACCGCAGTTAAGAGTCTTATAGGCGATATTGAAAAAAACCCTGTTGATATCAAAATTAATACTAAATCTCTTGATCAAACAAGAACCTCTTTTCAGCAAACTCAAGCAGATTGCAAAGAACTTATTTCAACAATTAAGCAAATTGGCAGTATAAGAGTTCAATTACAAGGACTTGATGCTGGTTCTAAGCAAGCTGAAAAATTGACATCAGATTTAGAAAATCTTAAAGCAAAAGCACACAATCTTTTTAATTCAAATAATTTTGGCGAAATTCAGATGGCCGATATTTCGAAAGCCACAGACAAAATTGAATCAGACTTAGAAAATGCTAAAAATAAAATTATTGATGTTAGAGCCGAAGCAGCCAAAGGGATTGAAATCAGAATAAACAATGGCGATATGACAAAAGATTTCGCGAAAATGTCTGATCAAATTCATAAGCTTGGCTATTATTCTAATGAAGTAGAAGCAGAATTTAATGACTTGATGATTAAGTCAAAAGAATTATCAAATGCATTAAATAGTGTAGATTCAAACAAAATTATAAAAGCGAATGAAGCTTATATTAATTCTTTGGACAAACTTGAAAATAAGATCAAGACCGTTTCTTCTGTTAAAAAACGCGCAGATGAGTTAGAAAAGGATTCTGCCGCACAGGCCAAATTAAGACAGGATGCCGATACGGTGTACGCGCAAATTGGTGCCTGGTTAAAGAATAATTCTGCTGCGGAAAAAGACTTTGGTTCTCAATTAAGAGCATTACAGGTTCAATTAAGATCTTGTGATGCTGTACAATTTAATAATCTTAAGTCTCAATTCAACCAGATTAAATTGGCGGCAGAACAAGTTGGTAAAACTGGCTTAAATTTTAAAGACAGACTTCAAATGCAATTTACAAGACTTGCTGGATATTTTGGTGCTTCTGGAGCTATTATGTATAGTATTCAGGGTATGCGTGAAATGTTTCAGAATGTTCTTGATGTTGATACGCAGTTAACAGAACTATATCGTGTTACGGATTTAACATCTACGCAATACACTGATTTATATGATTCACTTATTGGTTCTGCGCAAGAATATGGTGCTGTTTTAACCGACCTTATCAGTGCTACTGCTGATTGGAGTAGAGCTGGTTTTGACCCTGAAACTGCCGCTGGTCTTGCCGAAGTTACTTCTATTTATCAACATATTTCAGACCTTGATTATGATGAGGCTTCAGAAAACTTGCTTACAGCCTATAAAGGTTTTGAAAGCGAACTAAAAGAATCTTTTAGTGGAGATGCTGTTGAAGCTGTAAGTTATGTATCGGATATTTTAAACGAACTTGACAACAATTATGCTGTAACCGCAGCTGGCGTTGGTGAGGCAATGAAGCGTTCTGCTTCTGCAATGAGTGTTGCTGGAAACACAATTCAAGAAACTGCTGGCATGATTACTGGTATTACGGAAGTAACACAAGACCCAGAAAAAGCTGGTAACGCACTTAAAGTTGTTTCAATGCGTCTTCGCGGTATGAAAGGCGGATTGGAAGAACTTGGGGAAGAAGTAGACGATAATGTAACCAATTTATCTAAAATGCAGGGTCAAATTTTAGAGATGACCCATGGTAAAGTAAATATCTTTGATGACACTGGCGAGTTTAAATCTACATATGAAATTTTGCAAGGTATTGCAGAAGTATGGGATACGTTATCTTCTACCGATCAGGCAGAGCTTCTTGAAACGGTTGCTGGTAAACACAGAGCAAATGATGTTGCTGCTATTTTTCAAAATTGGGAGCATGTTGAGGCTGCTACAAAATCTGCCACAGAGGCAACTGGTAGTGCTGCTGCGGAAAATGAAAAGTATGCAAACAGTATGCAAGGTCATCTTGATAAATTAACATCTAAATGGCAAGAGTTTTCTAATACTGCTGCTGATTCGGGATTTTTAAAAGGAATAGTTCAATTTGGTACTGATGCACTTGGAGCGCTTGATGCGGTTATTGATAAGCTTGGATTGTTCCCAACTCTTTTAACAGCCGCAGGAGCGGCATTTTCTTTATCTGGAAAAGGAATGTGGAAAACAGTTAAAGACGAAGCTGGAAATGCACACATTGAAATTTCAGATAAAGTGAAAAAAATTGCATCGTCTGTAAAAACAGCATTTTCTGGAATTGGACAGGTTTTAGGAGAGTCGTTTAATTCCATTAACACCAAGCTCGGTGGTGGTAATGTATTTAATTATAATAAATCTTCGCTTTCTGGCACGGGGTTTTTACCTAGTCTTAATAACGACATTTCAAAGCTCAAAGAATATCAAAAATTAATGAATAGCGCAAAAGAAAGCGGAAAAGATTTTGATGTTAACAAAACAATCTTTGAAACTATGTCTGGCTCAAGCAGAAAAGCACAAGATTTTGCTAAAACATTTGATGGTTCGAAAGAGTCTCTTCAAGCATTTGCAGAAGAATGTCTTAATGCTAATGGTGTTATTTCTGGATCGGCAAAATCATTTACAAATGTTAGACGTATTATATCTGAGTATAACAATATTGTTGATAAAACTGGCAATACGCAAAAGAATTTTGCAAACGTTATTTCTGCTGCAAATCCGTCATTGGGAAATTATTTATCTGGACTAAACGGCGCTGGTGCATCATTAGGAAAATACGCTGTACAACTAGGTGTTGCCACAATTAAAACGGTGGCGCTACAAGCAGCTTCATTGGCATTAAATGCAGCATTATCATTGGGAATTGGATTGTTAATAGGAGCGGCAGTTCAGGGGATTATGAACTGGATAAATGCTGCCGATGAATTATCCGATAAAGTTAAAGATGTTACTCAAAATTATAAGAATCAAAAAGAAGAGCTTAATAAAAACAAGCAAACGATTGATGATATTTCAGAGTCATATGAAAAACTATCACAAGGTGTAAACACTTCTAACAATAATAATGTAAGTCTATCTACCGATGAATATAAAGAGTATTGCACTATTGTAAATCAAATTGCTGATATGTTCCCCACTCTTGTTAGCGGATATGACGCACAAGGAAATGCAATACTTACTTGTGCTGGCAGTGTAGAAAAATTAAATGATGCTTATAGAGAAGCCGCTGGAAATAACTATGATGATGTTTTAAAAGATGCTTCTAGTATATTCGATGATTTTGAAAATAAGAAAAAGGATATTGATGGTGGAAATCTTTTTGGTGACTCTTGGTTGTGGGATGACAACAAAATGCACAAAGATTCCTATGAGGCACTTAAAAAGACATTGGAAACCAATGATAATTCTGATCTTGGCGAAAAGATAACAAAGTATATAACTAGTAACGCAGATACTAGAGATGAAATAGCAAAAGCTTTTGAAGATTCTGGTATCCACAGGAGTTTAACAGAAGGTAAAAGTAAATTTATAAATCGTGCAATTAAAGAAAATCCAAAGGTTGCCAAGCAAATTGTAAGCGATTTTGAGAACGAGATGAAGTCTGCTGTAGAAGGAATGCAAACTGCCGCAGAATCTTATATCGGTAAAGCATTTTTAGATGGAGATTATTCAAAAATATCAGATAATATGCAAGAGGTTATCAGTAATATAATCCCAAACCTTGGCTTTGATTATTTCTCTCAATTTGACAATGTTACTGATTTATATAAGTCTCTTGATGATATGCTTGGTAGCTTTAATTCTCTTAATGACGGTGATAAAAAGACATTTGAAACATATTTTGATTTACAGTCAAAAGTTAATAATGGAAATTGTACTGTTGGAGAATACGTTTCTAATCTTGATGATGTTGGAAAAGCCATTGACAATCTCGATGTTGATGAAGAAACAAAAAAGGCTTTAAAGCTTTCGTTCCAACTTGATGACAATGACATTAAAAAGCAATATGATTCATTTGTAAATAAACTTGTTGATGCTGGAAGAACTAAAGACGCTGCCAAAAAACTTGTTGGAGGTTTAACTTCAACTGAATTAAAAGCAGCTGTTAAGCTTGAAGCAGAAGGCAAAATTGATTTAAAGAAAATAAATCTTAATGATTTGAAAAGCCAAATCGAAAAAGAAGCCAAATATCTCAGTGCTATGAATTTCACCATTGATGTTGAAGGTGAAACAGAAAGTCTAGAGAAATTTAATTCTGCCCTTGCAGAGGCCAGAACTGGATCTGGTTTGACGCAAGAATCATTTGAAGCGTTAGAAAAGCGATACAAGAGTCTTGACAACTACGATGGAGCAAGATTATTTGAAGAAACAGCAAATGGATTAAGTCTTAATGCACAAGCTGTAAGCGAATATGAGAAGGCGCTTGCTGATACAAAACTTGATGAAACAAATAGCAATCTTGATGCATTAAAAAACAAATACAATGATTTAACAAATGATATTCGTAATTGCAGTGATGCCACCAAAAAGGCTCAGCTTATAAACGAACAAGAAGATGTTCGTAAGAAAATAACGGAACTTGCCGAGCTTGCTACTATGTATGAAGGATTGACCTCTTCATATAATGAATGGCAAAATGCGGAAAATGCTGGTAACAACAGAGATATGTATCAAAACATATACTCTGCGCAAGAAAATATCAAAAAAGAACTTGATAATGGTTGGATTGACGATGGCACAAAAGAATATTTTCAACTCATTTGGGGTGAAGATAAATGGGACGGTGCTGGGAAGTCTGTTGAAGATTATCGTAATAAATGGGCTACTCTTGACGATACTATTGAAGGAACAAGCTATAGTATCAATGACTTCTTCAAGACAAATGAAGATGGTGAACTAACATCAGAGGGTATTTTCAACTTCTTCGATGCCGTTGGTCAAAAACAAAAAGAACTTGGTGAAGACTGGATTCAATACGATGAAAACGGCAATATGAAGTCGTTTAATTTTGGTGTTGATGGTGATAAGGCAGTTGCCGATGCAATGGGCATCAGCGAAGAGCTTGTTCAAATATTTATGAGAGCTTCGCAAGATTGTGGTTTCGTAGTTAATTTTGATGGCACTTATACTCAACTTGCTGATTTGCAGAACGAAGCAACAGCTGCACAAAACAGGTTTAATGAGATATTTGATAAAGATTATTCATTTAATTTCAATACACAAAGTCTTTCTGAGGCAAAATCAGATTTAGAGGAAGCTAAAAAGCTTCTTGATAATGATGATTTCTGGAATCATGATGACGATGGTAAAAGAACTACTTTTAATTTCGATGCAAAGGGTGCGACAGAAGCCATGCAAATGGTAAGCACTCTTCAGGCAATGGTCGATAATCTTGATAACAAGTATATCGGATTAACCGTTGAAGACAAAGATTTTGAAGAGCCTCTAGAAAAGCTTCAGGATTATGAAACTAAAGTTGCCCAGCTAAATCAGCTCAAGCTTGATCCGCAAGCTAATACAGAAGAAATAGAAAAGTTAGAGTCTGACCTTGACGGTATTGTTAATTATTTCGACCAGCTTAGTGACGAGGAAAAAATAAAAGTTGGCATAGAAACGGATGATTCACCAGATGAGATTAAAAGCAAGATTGAATCTGGAGAAATAAAGATACCAACAACTCTTGATATTCAAACGAAAATGAGCAAGTCGCTTGAAGACTTAGTTGATTTAGGCAAACTCAATTCTGGTATGTTGTCGGAAGAAGAAAAGCTTGAAATAAAGGTTAGACTTGGTATTGCCACAGACGAAGAACAGGCTAAGGCTGAGGCAAAAAAGGCTGTTAAGAATGCAAAAGAAATAATTGAAAGTGTCGAAAAAAGTGTTAAGCTAAGTGACACTGGCAGAGAAAGAGCCACTAAGTTTTTCGAAGAAAATGAATATGCCAGAAATTATGATAGAAATCAGCAAGTAAATACCGTTAAACTTGTAGCTGATTGGTCTGGTATTGATAATTATAAAGTCGAAGATAAACAAGCTGTTGTAGAATTTATTAAAGATGTTGATGATATTGAAAGTTATAGGCTAGATCAAAAACAGGCGATTGTTGATTTCGTTGTTGAGAATAAAGATATTTTAAATGACCTTGGACTTGATGGCGAACAAAAGAAAATAGTTCTAGACTTTGCCTTAAAAAATCCAGACTTTTTAGATGGACTTGATGACGGACAAAAGAAAATAGCAGTTGAATACGTTGCTAAAAATCCAAACTTCTTTGATGGTCTTGATGACAAGGAAAAGAAGATAGCAGTAGACTTTATTGCTAAAAACCCAGACTTTCTCGATAATCTTGGGCTTAACGATAGCGAAAAGAAAATTGCTATAGATTTTATTGCTAAAAACCAAGATATCTTTAACGAGCTTGATGACGAAGATAAAAAAGTTGCAATCGAATATATTGCTAAGAATCCAGACGTTCTTGATGGTCTTAGCGATGAACAAAAACAAGTAGCTGTTAAGTTTACTGCTGATACAAAAGATATAGACAAATATACTCCAGAACAATTGACGGCAATTGTAAATTTCGTCAAAGATTCTAGTGATATTGACAGTTATACTCCAGAACAAAAAAATGCAATTGCAAAGTATGCTGTTGATGGTGGAGACGTAAATAGTTATCAACCAGAAGACAGAGCAGCAATTGTTAAGTTTTTAACCAATTCTGTTGACCCAGATAGTTATACACCAGAACAAAAACAGGCAATTGCCAAGTTTCTTAAAGATTCTGGCGAAGTTGATGGATATCAGCCTGGGCAAAAAGAAGCTATTGCAAGATTTAGAAAAGACAGCTCAGAACCAGACTCATATCAGCCAGCTAATAAATCTGCGGATGCAATATATACGGCTAGTATGGCACCGTATACCCCCCCTACCTTATATGGTACTATTAAATATACGGCGCAAACTGTTGCAAATGGAATTAAAAACATTTTTGGTGGTGGTGGAGTTGACGGTACCGCTCATGCAAATGGAACAGCCTACGCAAATGGGACTACTGGTAAGGCTTTTGCTCAAGGAAATTGGGGAACTAAAGACAGTGGAGTTGCCCTTGGAGGTGAGCTTGGTACTGAGTTACTAGTACGTGATGGTCGCTGGTATACAATCGGCGAAGATAGCGCTGAATTCTTTGGTTATAAAAAAGGTGACATTATCTTCAATGCAGACCAGACAAAAGAAATTTTTGAAAAAGGAAAGATTACTCATGGTTCTGGTCGCGGAAAGGCTCTCGCAGATGGGACTGCTTTTAGTCGTGGTTCTGGCGCTAGCAATCCATGGAAATCATCTGGCTCTTCTTCATCTTCTTATAAATCGTCATCTAAATCTAGCTCATCATCTTCCTCCTCTTCATCTAACTCAAGTGATGATGCCGATGATTTTGAAGAGACTTTAGATTGGATTGAGATAAAAATCAGTCGAATTGAAAGAGCGATTTCAAAACTCGATTTAAAGGCTAGTAGCGTATATAAGAAATGGTCTACACGTAATGCCGCTCTTGCAGATGAAATTGGAAAGGTTTCTGAAGAAATTGATATCCAATCGGCTGGCGCAGATCGTTATTTGCAACAAGCTAATAGCATTGGGTTGTCGGAAGAGTATGCTTCCAAAGTTCGCAATGGCACAATTGATATAGAAACAATCTATGACGAAGATCTAAAAGATAAAATCTCAGATTATCAAACGTGGTAAATAAATTGCCACCATATACAGAAATGTATATGCAAAATTCTATTTAATTGCTGGAAACCCCTTAGAGCTTTTCTACTACAACGTAATGATGAAACATGCATAAGCGTGAAAGTTTGAAAAATGAAAAGATTGGGCAATCAGCAGCTAAGATCCGAATAGGATAAAGTTCAACGACTAGAGCTATATGCTCGTAGGATTGCAAGCGATTGGCAATTCGAAAAAGTAGATTATCTATAAACTTATAGGTAAAAGATATAGTCTCTTCTCATATGAAAGTATGAGGAACAAAAATGTTCGGTTAGCGTAGCGAACTAATTAAAGATAAAGATGAGAAATATTTAGATTGCATCGATGCTTGTGAAGAACTCAAAGAAAAAGAAGCAGAACTTTATCATCAGCGTTTTGAAAATGTTTCAACCGAATACGACGATTATCTTGCTGAATTGCAAAACTGGAAGAGCGTTCTTGAAGAAAAGGTTAATGTAAATGAAACTCGCGGGTATATCGTAAGTAATGATTACTATAAAGAACTTCAAGACAATGAACATCAACAGGCTAATAGGCTTAGAGAAGAAAGAGCCAAACTTATTGCTGCGCGTGACGAAGCCGTTAATAGTGGTTCAATAAAAGAAGGTTCAGAAGACTGGAACGATATGAACCAGGCCATTGATGACGTTACATTGTCAATCTACGAGTGTCAAACCGCATGGTGGGAATACGAAAAAACTATGCGTGAGACTGATTGGAAAATTTTTGACCTTCTTCAAGAAAGAATAACCAATGTAGCCGATGAGTCCCAGTTCCTAATTGACCTTCTTGATAACAAGAAGCTTTATGAGGATAATGGTCAGCTTACTGATGAAGGTATGGCTCAAATGGGTATTCATGGTGTTAAGTATGATACTTATATGTATCAGGCTGATAAATACCGTGAAGAAATGAATAAGCTTGATAAGCAAATTGCAGAAGACCCATATAATCAAGACCTTATTAGTCGTAGACAAGAACTTCTCAAGCTACAGCAAGAAAGTATTTCTGCCGCCGAAGATGAGAAAAACGCCATTAAAGACATGGTTGAAGAAGGAATCAATAAAGAACTTGAATCTCTTCAGAAACTTATCGATAAATATAACGATGCCCTTGATAGTCAAAAAGATTAAGTGAAAAACTTACTTAGTCCGTTGCGCTTCGAAAGAACGCAATGTATCCTTTTGAATTGCTGGAAACCCCTTATAGCTCTATAGACTACAACGTAATGATGAAATATGCATAAGCGTGATAGTTTAAAAACTATAGAGATTGGGAAATCAGCAGCGAAGCCGCGAATAGCGGAACGTTCAACGACCATGAGCTGAAATGCTCATAGGGAGAAGTCTCCCGAAGTGGAAGGCGTCTAAGTCTATTTATATAGATATGATGAAAGATATGGTCTGCACTTTAGTGAAAGCTAAAGAAAGTTTACAATTATGTAAACCTATAGGGATTAACGATCCTTTATAAAGAAAAATTGTTTAATTGTTAAGGTTATATGTTACGGAGGCACATATGAAAAAGAAAACACATGAAGAATATGTGTCTGAATTGGAAGTTAAGAATCCAAATATAAAGGCCGTAGAAACATATATTGGTGCTAATACAAAAATATTACACAAATGTTTAATTTGTGAATTTGAATGGTATGCAACACCTCATAATATATTAAGAGGAAGAGGATGCCCGAAATGTTCTAATCATGTGAAGCTAAATCATGATGATTATGTAAACAGGTTGTCTACTATTAATCCAAATATAAAAGTGTTGGGACATTATGTTGATTATGCAACTCCAATATTGCATAGGTGTCTGGTACATGGTGTAGAGTGGCATACAACTCCTGGCAATATTTTAAGTGGTCATGGCTGCAAAAAGTGCGCCAACGATAAACTTGCTTATGAAAGAAGTAAAAGCAAGAGTCAATATGCTGAAGATTTAAAAAAAATAAATCAATATATTATTGTTGTTGGAGAATATGTAAACGCACACACTCCCGTTCTACACAGGTGTTTAATTGACGGATTTGAATGGTATGCAAAACCGAATAATATTTTATCTGGTAAAGGATGCCCGAAATGCGCAGAAAGCAAAGGAGAAAGAGAAGTTAGGCAATGGCTTGATTGTCATAATATTGCATATAAACATCAAAAGGTGTTTAAAGATTGTGTTGATATAAAACCACTTCCTTTTGATTTCTATTTGCCAGATTATAATGTCGCAATTGAATATCAGGGTGAACAACATTATAAATCAGTTGATTATTTTGGTGGAGAAAAGGCGTTTGAAAAACGTAAATTACATGACAAAATAAAGTCTGATTATTGTGCTAAAAACAATATTTTGCTACTTGCCATTCCATATACAAAAAATGTGGAAGAAGAATTAAACAATTTTTTATTTATTTAATATAGTAACTTTTATGGCTATATGACTATCAAAAGAAAGTTCAAGAAGAAGCCGATGAGATTTCCAAGCTTGAGAAACAATTAAGTAGTTACCAAAATGATACTTCTGAAGAATCTAAAAAGAAAATTCAGGAGATAAAAGTTAGTCTTAAAGAGGCTAGGGAAAATCTTCAGCAGACAGAACAAGATCGTTACATTTCTGAACAGAAAAAATTGTTAGACGATTTATATAATGAATATGAGACAGTTCTAAACGAGCGTCTTGAAAACATTGATATATTGATGACGGATATGATTGCTGAAATCAACAACAATGCTGGAACGATTAGCTCTACTGTTCATGAGGCAGCTGATAATGTTGGATATACTCTTACTCCACCTCTTGAGTCTATTCTTACTGGTGGTGCGAGCAATACACAGCAGCTTATCGGTGCTTATGGCGATACGAAAAATGCAGTTGTTACTTCTCTTAATACCATAAACCAAAATATTTTAGCGATGGTCGCTGCTATTAGTGCAAGAAACCAAAGCGAAATTAATGATGCGAAGAAATCAACGGCTGCTAATACTCCTGTTACGAAGCCAGAGCCTCCAAAGCAAGAGGAACAACCTCAGCAACCGCAGCAGGAAGAAAAGCAAGTCACTATTGGTGGTCAGATTAATGCTGGAAATGCAAGAATTTACGCCGATTCTGAGGGTCATGGTGGCGGTAGGCAATATTATGCCGATGACCCGATTTATACGGTTCTTGATGAGAGAAACGGTTATGTCCTTACTCGTTGGCACGGTGAATCAAGCGGCTATACTGGTTGGTTCTGGAAAGACGATGTAAGCGCTTATGCTTCTGGTAAGAAGAAACTGTCTTCCGATGAGTTAGCTTGGACTCAGGAAAACGGTGCAGAGATGATCGTTAGACCTTCTGACGGTGCTATTCTCACACCTCTTGCAAAGAATGATAGCGTGTTAAACGCTAATGCAAGCAGAAATATTTGGAGCATGGCTAATAGTCCATCTGATTTCATTAGAGATAATCTTGATGTTGATAGTATTAAGCCAAGCTCTGCTAATGGTAGTCAAACTACATATACTCAAAATCTTGAGAGTGTCGTGTTTAGTCTGCCAAACGTTAAGAACTACGATGAATTGCTAAGCGCCATGCAGCGTGATAGAAACTTTGAACGCCTTATTAATTCTATGACCATCGATAGAATGGCTGGTAAAAGTGCGTTAGCAAAAGGCAAGGCAATTAGATAGCTCAACGTTTAGTCTCCGAGAATGACGGGGCTTTAATTTAGAATATCATTCACTTGTATCGGGAGAGGTGTTTATACGCCTCTCCCCTTCTTATATTGTGAAGGGGTAAATGTATGAAGCTGTCAAAGAAGAATAAAAGAAACGATATCAAAACAAAAATAATTAAGAGACAAATTGATGAGATTGATGGTCTTAAACAACAAATCTCTGAACTAGAAATTGATTGTGATAAAAAAGATGAAATCATTAACTCTATTGAAACAATGAGAGAAGATTTCGCTTCTGTTATCGATGAGTTGAAAGAGCAAGAAAAAGAATATAATATGCTCATCGATGATCTTATGAAAATGAGAAATGTAATGAACCAGGAATTCTTTAAAGGTAGATGGAAACTGGTTCGTTTGTTAATAAAGTAACCTGTTGATTTATTGATTGGAGGTGTGTTAATTGAAATCTTATGACTTTGAATATGATGGTGTAAGGCTCAGCGATAAGGGCTTCGTCATTTGCAACTTTGATTCAAAAGACGTAGAAACCATTTCAAATGGTTCTCAGATTACATTCAATACCGTGTCTTCTATGAACGGTATGAAACATGAATTAACAAGTTCTGGATACGAAGATTATCTTACTGCTACTTTTCAAATATGCAAAAATCTATGTAATGGTTCTGATACCGAGGAAATCAGCCTTGATGAACTAAGAGATATCATGCGTTGGTTGAATCGTAAAGGGTTCCATAAGTTCAAGCTGCTTGATGATGAGTATTCTGGTATTTACTTTGAAGCATCGTTTAACGTTAGCAAAATCGAAGTAAATGGAGCTGTTTATGGGTTTGAGCTTGAAGTATCTACTAATAGGCCGTTTGGCGTTTTAGAACCAGTTGTTATGAATTTTGAAATCAAAAAACCAAACGAGATTAAAACGTTCTTTAGTAAGTCAGACGAAGAAGGCTGTATCTATCCTAATATGGAGATAACAATTGAATCTGATGGTGATTTTGAAATTTATAGCAAGACTGAGGATAGAACGATGAGGATTGAGAATTGTGTTGCTGGCGAGGTTATCGCAACTGATTATCCATTGATAACTTCATCTGTTGAATCTCATAAGATTCAAAATGATTTCAATTGGGTCTTCTATCGTGTATCGACCACATTTAAAGATAGACTCAATGAATTCAGCACCTCCCTCCCCTGCTCTATCAAAATTACTTATTCGCCAATCGCTAAGGTTGCTATTTAATGGAGGTGGGTATAGATGGCAATAAAAATTAAATTTGATGCTGCGCACAATCCTCAAGCACCAACCATTGTACTAGCGAAGAAAAACGGCGATAAGCTGGGTCAGCTCAATGCAAAAGAAATTGAAGTGTCTGATTCTTTGAATGACGCTTCTGAAATCACGTTTACTGTTTATAAAAACATTGATGGTAAGAAATGTACACTTTGGGATGAGATAGTTGATTTCAAGTTAGTATATTGCGTTGAATGGAACATGTGGTTTGAAATTACCGTTGAGCTTGATGAGTCTAATGAGATTCAAAAGACTGTATTTTGTACGCAACTCGGTCAAGCAGAATTGTCTCAAATCATGTTGTATGATATTGAGATTAATACGGAAGATGATATTGCCAGAGACGATTATAAGAAGCCTACCGTTTTGTATGATGAGAAAGAGCCAGAGAATTCTCTTTTGAATAGAATCATGGAGAAGGCTCCGCACTATAGTATCTCTTATGTAGATAAAACAATAGCTGGTATCCAAAGAACATTTACTTTTGATGATACATCTATCTATGATGCTTTTCAAGACATTGCAGAAGAAATTGGTTGTCTATTTGTATTCCCCTCTTCTTCTGATGAACATGGTAATATTCAAAGGGTAATAGATGTATATGATCTTGAATCAAATTGCAGAAATACGGATTGCATGTATAGGGGTGAATTTACAAAGGTTTGCCCAGAGTGCGGCAGTACAGATATAGAAGAGGGTTATGGCGATGATACTGCCATTTTTATAACATCCGATGAGCTTACAGATGATATTCAATTAACTACCGATGCGGATGCCGTTAAAAACTGTTTCAAACTAGAAGCTGGCGATGATCTTATGACCGCCGCTATTAGAAGCTGTAATCCTAATGGTACTGATTATATTTGGTATATTTCGGATGATGCTAAAAAGGATATGCCAAAAGAAATGGTTGATAAGATTGCATTGTACGATGATGAATATGAACATTATATGTACAATAAAGTAAAAGACGGCGAAGAAAGAAAGCCAATAGCAATTTTAGATTCTGAGTCAGTTAAAAAATATAATAAGCTTGTTGACAAATATAATATATATAAAACTGGCGAAGATGACGTTAAAATAGAAAAAATAGATAGTGATATATATACCTATTCAGATTTGATGAAAGCATATTATAATACTATTGATTTTGATATGTATCTAGAGCATACTCTTATGCCGAAGGTTATATTGCCAACAAAAACTGGAGCAGTAGAAGAACTTAAAAAGATTGTAGATGGTTTCAATTCTATTAAAGCAACTGGTGTTGCGGTTAACTCGATAAAGTATGTATCAAAGCAAACGGCTGATAATGCCGTTCTTTCTATGGCAAAAGTTTTTGCAAGTTCTAAGTACAAAATCAAAGTTTATTCATCTGAGCTTGTTGATAAGTCAGATTATAAAACATGGCAAGGTATTTTTGAGCTTACAAATTATTCGAATGAAGAAGATACTGCAAGAAACGAAAACACAATTAGCGTAAGAATCTCAGATGATGTAGAAAACTTCATTAAACAAAAGGTTGAAAAGGCTCTTGCAAAAGGTGATGAAGATGATTTAAGTATTACTGGCTTGTTTAAATTGGCAACTGGTAAATACGATAATGATGGTAATCTTATTGAAAAAGGCGCATTTGAAATCGAACTTGAGAAATACAGTCTTAAATATTTAAACACGTTTTACGATTCATGTAGGGGCGCACTTGATATATTGATAGAGCAAGGTGTTCCAGATGGCAAAACGTGGTCTGGTGGTTCTTCTGGTTCTGATTTATATAGCGATTTGTATTTGCCATATTTCACAAAATATAAAGCCATTGAATCCGAGATGAACCTTAGACAAAGAGAAGTTGATACAATCGCTGGTGTATATAAGGCTGATGGAGAGCTTGTCACATATGGTATGCAAAACTATATCGAAGACGAAATAAATAAAATTCAAAAAAAACTTGATTTTGAAGATTTTATGGGGAAAGATTTGTGGCTCCAATTCTGTGCGTTTCGTAGAGAAGACAAGTATTCAAACGATAACTATATTTCAGATGGTCTTGATAATGCCGAATTGTTTTCGAAAGCTCTTGAATTCATTAAAGTTGCGACAAAAGAAATATATAAATCTGCTGAGTTGCAGCATTCTATATCTGCCAGCTTAAAAAATCTTTTGACGATTAAAAAGTTCTTGCCTATCGTCAACGATTTTCAAGTCGGGAATTGGTTAAGAGTGATGATAGATGGCGAGTTATATAAGCTTCGTTTAACTAAATGTGATATTGATTATGATGACTTCGACAATATATCTGTTGAGTTTTCTGATGCTGTTAAAGCAAAAAGCAATACAAGAAGTATTCAAGAAGTTTTAGACCAGGCAAGTTCAATGGCTACTTCATACGATGCCGTTCAAAGACAAGCCGAGCAAGGCAACTCTGGAAAAGACATGCTTAATAATTGGGTTAAAAAGGGTTTATCTCTAACCAATATGAAGATTGTGAGTAATGCAGAAAACCAAAATATCACATGGGATTCACATGGTCTTCTATGCAAAGAGTGGCTACCAATTGAAGAAGAATATGACGATAGACAATTGAAGATTATTAATCGTGGGTTATATGTTACCGATAATAATTGGAAAACATCTAGAGCTGGAATAGGAAACTTTACGTTTAGAAACCCAGAAAGCGGAAAAGTAGAAGAACATTACGGTGTTATTGCCGATACACTTGTTGGTAGTCTCGTTTTATCTGAAAAAGTTGGAATTTATAACGAGAACAACAGTATTAAACTAGATAAAAATGGATTATCTATTGTTATTGATGCGAATAATGCTCCAGCATTTGAAAATGTTATAGACATAGAAAGTCGCTATAAAGATCCAGACAGCGGTAAGGTTACGCATACTAAACTAATGTATATTGATAATAGTGGAAATCTTGTTCTTAATGGTTCTTTAACGGTAAGTTCTAATGGAGGAAGCACGACATTAAACAATATAGCGTCCTCATCAACAGAATATACCAAGTATCTTCATTTTGATCCGTCTAGCGGATTAAGAATTGGAGATACAGAAAAGCCAACGAGCATACTTATAACAGATGATAAAGTTAAAATTCTTAATAATTCAACTGAATATGCTTCATATGGAGAAGAGTGTATTATAGGACAAACGTCTGGAAACAATGTATACATTACTTCTGACAATGGTGTAAGAATTAGAACTGGTACTACTGTGAATGCCCAATTTGGTAGCACTATTAGAATTGGACAGTCTTCTGGATACAATACTTATATTAATAGTAGCAGTATTAGAATAGGTATGTCATCTGGAAAAAATGTATATATCGATGGTGACGGTGTTTATGTACGTAATGGCTCTACGGTTTTATCTAGTTTTAAAAGTAATGAGATAAATCTTGGAGAAAGTAGCTCATCTGCTACAATAAAAATGGCTGGTGGGTCAATATTGATTAAGGGAACTTCTGGAAGTAATCTTGGAAGTTTTGAGAATGGTACTGGTTCTGGATTATTCTTTCATTCTGGTGGATTCACATGGAATGGACAAGATAGTTATGTAGTGTTAAGAGCATCTACAAGCGGATATAGCGCCGCATATGGATATCATAATTCAACTCTTAATAAATCATATCTAGATAATATACTTGGCGCTGTCACATTATATCAAAGTAAAAATGGACAATCTAGCGGCACTATTTACTTCTCTCCGAGTTCTTCTAATTATTGGTTTATGTCTAATAATATTGTTGCTATTGAAATTTTTTATAAATTAGTGTCTAAAATTGGACAGACAAGATATTGTTCTCAAAAAATTTATGATCCAGATGGCAAACAAGTTGTATTATCTTATACAACATTTAGGGACAACTCTGAAACCGAGGCTGGAACATACGATATGTATCTTGGATCAAGTGAAATATTGATAAGCCTAGGTGTTGGCGATAGTGGAACGGGAACAATTTCTTTTGTTGATAAAACGTGCGGAGACGCCGCTGTATATTCAAATAATTCATGTACCGCATCTTCTGGTTATAGAATAGCAATATTGAAAGTGGTTGGTTATAGATAATGGCTATATATAAAGAAATATATCAAACATTTGATGATGATGAAACAACATATTGTTATCACAGAATAACATCGATAACAATGGTAACAAATGTTCATAATATTATAGAAGTTAATAGTTATAGAACACAAAAAAGGAGAGAAAGAGAAAAACAAGAAATTGAATCTGGTTCTGAAATAACTGTCTATAAGAACATTAGATACATAACAATGCCATATGTGTCTGAGAACCCAATAGTTGAGGCATATGAGTATTTAAAAACGTTACCAGAATTTGAGGGTTCTATCGATGTATTCGAAGATGGTCAAGAAGTTGAAGGACAATCTTCTGATAAAGAATAATATTTAAAGGCTATGTCACAATAAATAGTTGATAATCAATACCAAACGTGCAATAATGCAGTTGCGATAAGCGTTCAACCCGTTCAACCCGCGAGGAGGGCAGCAGGCATGTCGGCAGTCGGCAACATCTTGAACATGATTAAGAATCTTTCTGCTGCTGAAAAGCGGGAACTCAAGATGATGCTGCTCGAAAACGCCAGCGCAACCATGTCGGACATGGAATCGTTCATGACAGAGGAGAGGTTCGCTGGTGGTATGGTTTGCTCTCATTGCGGGTGCATACACGTTGTTCGCAACGGTCATCAGGAAAGCAACGGCAAGCAGCGCTACCTCTGTCGTGACTGCGACAAGTCTTTCGATATCACGTCCAACTCCATCGTATCTGGAACGCACAAGGGTCTGGATGTGTGGGAGCGTTTCATCGCCTGCATGATGCAAGGGCTGTCCATCAGGAAGACCGCTGAGATTTGCGAGATACATAGAAACACGGCCTTCAATTGGAGGCATAAGATTCTTGATGCGCTTCAAGACATTGAAAACAACGTTGTGCTTGACGGCATCGTTGAAGCGGACGAGACGTTCTTCCCTACCTCATACAAAGGGAATCACAGCAATGACGAGTCGTTCACCATGCCGCGAAAACCGCATAAACGCGGCGGTGAGACTCATGTTCGTGGACTGTCAAAAGAACAGGTCTGCATTGCCTGCGCCGTCAATCGAAACGGTCTGTCGATCGGAAAAGTCTCCAACCTCGGACGCATCTCGACAAAAGATATCGAAAACGTGCTTGGCGGTAGGATAGACAAGGATGCTACGCTTGTCACAGACAAGATGAATTCTTACGTGAAGTTCGCTGACAGCGAGGGCATCAAGCTCGTGCAGGTAAAAGGCGGCAAAAGCAAAAGGGGCATCTACAACGTGCAGCGTGTGAACAGCTATCACAGCTCGTTAAGCAAGTTCATGCGAGGGTTCAACGGAGTTGCCACCAAGTATCTGAACGGGTATCTGGCATGGCACAACTTCATGAAGTATTCGAAGCACACGGATGCAGAGAGAAAGCAGATTTTGATGAGGCAAGTGCTTACCTTGCCAAAGAAGGTCGTATGCAAAGAGATATCGAACAGGGATGCGCTTGCGTTTGCCGTTTGATAAAAAAGGCACGTACCGTTGGGCGATACGTGCCGCTCGCATTGTCGGCAAAACATTTCCTTTCTGCTACAAACGTACAGAGCTAGATACATCGCGCGACAAATAGCACTAGTGATGCATTTCGTTGCGCTTCTTCACATCTGATCCAAGCAGTAAGCACCCTCTGACTAACAAGACGAAAGCGCCTACAGCTTTGAGTGCAGCAGTTACAACTCCTAGGAAACTCACCATAAACAACACCTCCTCTCTGCAAATAAGCAATGCTCAGAGAATGGATGTGCTGCCTCATGGCTCTTTGCCGACTTTGATATTGTATCAGGGCAAATAAAAAGGCGGAGTAGGAATCAACCTGCTCCGCCTTTTCGTGCTGAATGTGAATTGCGCAATTACTAGTTAAAGATATGACTTCTTTCCAGAGCTTCCAGACGTGCTGCTGGACTTTTTGCTGCTAGAACTGTTGGAGCTACTTGAGCTGCTGGACTTGCTATCGGATTTATTGTTTGAATCCGACTCGTCGATGCTATCCTTCAAGCTCCCGCTCTTGGTTTCGGAAGCCTCCTTAATCTTTTGAGCATCATCATATGATTTGAAGAGAAGCGTTTCCCCATCGTCTATATATTCGATGCCGTTGTTGGTCTTCCCGTAATCGAGCGTATACGACTTACGCTTCGCGTCTCCTTTGGACAAATCAAGGATGCTTACCTTGATATCTCCGTTCTCAAGCTTTTCCCAAGAAACGCTTGCTTCTGGGTTCTTGGTGACAACGGCAGTCCCATTGCTTTTGATTTCAATCACTGGGTCTGTCGAACTGTCAGTGTACCATTTGCCGACAAACGGAGACGATGAAGAGATCGCCTGAAAGATGACCAAGGCGATGACCAGCACGATTACTGCGCAAATTGCTATCTTGACTTTCTTGCTGAGCTTTTTGCCTTTCTTGGTAGCAGAAGACGCCTTTTCTTGGTTTTCTTCGACAGAGCTTTCTTGCGTGGCTTCAGCCGTATTGCCTTGTATCTCTTGCTCCATAAGACGCTCCTTTAACATTATTGTTGATTGTCTGTACCGATTTTCAGCTCAATTATGCAGGCTCAAATGTTGCGCCTGCGACATCGAGTATTTGACCATCCGAAACACTAACGTAGTAGTTTCCAATGAAGTATTGAGATATAGCGTAATCCTTCTTAGATGAATCGGAATGAACGATTACATGCGATTGCGCGCCGTCTTCGGCGTGGTCGATATAAAGCTGCTCTGATGTAAACACGTATCCGCCAGCGGGAATGTCAACGCCAACTGTGTAAATGCCAGCATAATGCGCATTATTGTCGGATTTATTTTGGGAACTCTGTCCAGCAGTAAGACTCGATTGGCTTGATTCGCCTTCGCTTTTCGATGCGGTTGTGGGCGGATTGCTTGCACATCCCACAAGGCTAAGCGAAATGGCAACGCATGTAACTACGATTGGCAGTTTTCTCATTCATCCTCCTTGACTAATAAAAAAGCGCGTCCCCAACGAAGAGAGACGCGCCTGCAAGAAAGCGAATCCCTCTTATATTGCTGCGACACAAGCTCTCCCCTGTTTAGGAATAGCAAAGAGGAAGAACGCCTTTTGCCAAGGAGTCCTCCTAAACAGGGCAATATTTACTTGTGTCGCAATTAGACAGTTTACTAGAAATCAGTGCCTATAGCGCTGGGAATTGATTTGAATGGAGTATGAATATGAGTGAAAAGATTGATTTGAGTACCGTATATATGTGCGAACTATGCAATGAAATCGAAAAACGGCCAGATGTTAAGACCATACATGTAGAGCCGTATGAAACAATTGAGCTACCGCCGATTACTGGTGCGGCAACGGTTTATATCGTTGCGAATTAATACAGTCTTTCGTAAGGATAACTTCTCTCGATATGCCTGCTTAAATATCCCTTTGGGGAGCTGTCGTTAATCAGGTCGATAAAAAGAGGTCTTGGCACGCCGTAATACGCGTATAACGCTCCAGAACGAAACAGCACATGGAGAGTATCGCCCTCGTGTCCAGCGCTTTCAATCTGAGAAGATTGCGGCGTTTCTATCATGCGCATGTCAGACCTTCGCTATCGAAGTAGATGCTTTCATTGAAAGAAGTATATCTCAACACGTAATAATTTGGTACGCTCTGAAAAAATCAACTTAATGTTGTGACAGAGCCTATTTAAATAAGGAGTTTAGTATGAATAACGAAGTTATGAACGTGGAAAATACAAAGCCTCAGAAGCCAATGACTGTGGCTAAAGAGGATTTTGTAAATAACCTTACAGATATTATTAACAATTCTGGTCTTCCAGCTTTTGTTATCGAACCTGTTATGAAAGATATGTATTTCGAGGTTCGCGATGTTGCAAGTAAGCAATATCAGCAAGACAAGGAGAAATACGAGTCTGCTCTTATTGCTTCTGCCGATGGTAAGCATAAGAAGCAGCTAGAATCAAAACAGAAACAGTAGAATTGTAATTTTATAGTCCTCTCCCCTCTTTGACTTTGGAGTTGCCTATAGAATTCAATAAAAAGATTGGCGGTGACATCCTATGTCATATATGTCTGATAAAGAATTTAAAGCAAAAATGAAAGAGATCCAAAGAGACAATGAGGGTATTGAGAAAAAGAAGGCGCTTCGTGAAGAGCGAATGAAGTACCTTCCAAAGATTAAGTTGCCCTCAACTAGCAAAATAGTTTTACTTGTTGTATTTATTCTGTGTATTCAAATCGTTTTATATTGTGAAAACGCAATGACTGTATCTGGAAACTATAGTGCTTTATATGTTCTGATTGGCGCACCAGTTAGCCTTGTTCCAGTTGTTCTATCTTATTACTGGAAATCAAAGGCTGAGAATACAAAGGATGGCATTGTCTTTGAAAAGGCGATGCTAAAAGAAAACGCTTCTAGTGTTGCGAATTCATCTTCTAGTAATGCTGTTGGCGATGAAAGTACAAGTAATAAAAGCAACTCAGAATCTAAGAGTTGGATAAATTAGTGTTGAGGTGAGTAACTTATGAACGTTGATTTCAATGTATTATATGCTATTCAAAATTTCTTGCAATTAGTTAATGATAACTGGACTGTTATTATCGTCATCATCGGCTTGGTTATTGCGATTGCTCAAAAGGCAAAAGCTTTCTTTAGCAAGTCAGATGATGAGAAAATTGAAATTGCAAAGAAACAAATTCAGCAAACTATGTTAAAACTAGTTACCGATGCTGAAACGGATTATCTTGAATGGAAGAATGCTGGTAGTGTGAAGCGAGCGCAGGTTATTGAAAAGATTTTTGAAACCTACCCCATTTTGTCTAAGGTAACGGATCAAGAAGAGCTTATTAAGTGGATTGACGAAGTGATTGACGAGTCTCTTGAGACTATGAGAAAAGTGTTTGAAGAAAATAAAACTGTTGAAGGCGAGGATAAATAATGTGAGTATTTCTAATTGTGGAAGTGACGAGAGAGATTGTTTAAAAGGTGGAATTGCTGGTGATCAAACTGGCAAGGAGTGGCGTATACGCAATTGGTATAATGGTAATTGGAATGTTGTGCTACACCACCCAGATAAAGCAACGAGAAATCTTATTGCAGAAATGGCAAGAAAAGCTGCCGAAAATGATTTGATTGGATATGACCAAAATGAAAGATTGACATTTTGGAAACATCTTAAAGTATCAAATTATGACCCTGCAAAAATAACGGTTGCGTGTGAAGCGGATTGCTCTAGCGGAGTTGGCGCAATCGTTAAAGGCGCTGGCTATCGACTTGGAGATATAAAGATGCAAAATGTAAGTCCAGATATTTATACTGGTAATGAAAGAACGGCACTTAAATCTGCTGGCTTCAAAGAACGTACTGCGTCTAAATATCTTACATCGGACACCTATTTATTTGCTGGTGATATTCTTCTTAGAGAAGGACATCATACTGCCATCAATTTAACAAATGGCATTCATGCATTCTCTTCAACTTCTATAAAAGGAAAACTTAACATTGATGGTGTTTGGGGTCAAGATACTACCCGCACTCTTCAATCTGCTCTTAATACTAAAATGGATGGTATTATTAGCGGGCAAGGTTCTAGCATGACGGCAATCAATAAAGGCGGATTGTTATCGTCTTCATGGAAACTTGGTAATGGCGGGTCTTTGACAATCGGAGCATTACAGAGAAAAGTTGGCGTAACTGTTGATGGTTATTTTGGAGTGAAAACATGTAAATCTTTACAAAAGTATCTTGGAACTTATATTGATGGTTATGTTGACAATCCATCTATGATGGTTAAAGAATTACAGCGTAGGCTTAACGCTGGAACATTTTAATCTTTAACTTATAAGGATATATGCAATTAGGGGAGATGGTATGGTGTTACGCCTCTCCCCCACCCTACCCCACCACTCCCCTACCCTGCTACACACTGCTGTATTATTATATTCAAGAGGTGTTTTATAATGCCTCTTTTGTCTTTTTGAAGGGGCGTGTTATATAAATGCTAAATTCTATGGAATATTTGGGTTTGCCGACAACAATTATTATAATTGTTGTTGCCGTCTTCCTGGTTATTCAATGTATTGGCGAACTTATTGAATTTAAAGGCAAGGCCGTACCAGAGTTCTTTAATATTAGAAAATATTTTGCTCGTAAAAAAGCAGAGCGTGAAATACTTAGTAGCCTACCTGATACGATTAAAGAAGTGAAAAAGATAGTTGATGATATTAATCGTCATTATAGCGAGGATAATATTTCTAAGCGCGATAAATGGATAGACGGTGTAAATAAAAAGCTAGATGCAAATGATGAACTTATTCGTCAACTAAGTGAGAAAATAGATAAAAATAATAAAGATACCCTATCGCTTCTTATAGAAAGTAAAAGAACAGCGATTATAGATTTTGCGTCAAAGGTATCCAATACAGACGCTCCTATTACAAAAGAATATTATAATAGGATTTTTAAAATGTATCAAGAATACGAAGATATTATTAGTAAGAACGATCTTACTAACGGAGAGGTAGATATTGCATACCGCATTATCGTTGAATCATATGAAGAACACTTATCTAATCATACGTTCATTGAAGATATTCGCGGTTGGTAATAAACTATTACAATGAACGTGAATGAAATGAGGTGTCTCTATGTATGTAATTTTGATTAATGATGACAACACTCTTACTGCAAGCAAAAAAGAACGCATTATGCAAAGAAGCAAGCTATTTGATAAGCTATGGTTTCTTACTTACCCTACTTATAATGAATATGAAATGAATAAATGTACGGTTGTTATGGAGTACATTCTTCCTGTTAGTAGGAAATATTGCAGTGATATTCTTGAGCTTTCTGATGAGGGATATCAGGAATATCTGAAATATGTTGTTCCACTGGATACGAATTTAACATCTGAGCCAGGTGATGTTGAATTGCAAATCACTTTTATTTATAGCGATCTTGATGAAAACGGTAAAAGTGTTCAACGCATTCGCAAAACATCAACTTGCAAAATCAGTATAGTGCCAATTAGTGCATGGAGTGATATTATCCCAGATAGTGCTTTAAGCGCACTTGACCAAAGAATCATTAAGCTTGATTCTCAAATCAAAGAAATTGCTGATATTGAAAATGCATATAGCACATCTAAAGCAGATAATATCGAGTATGATGCTGGCGCTCAAACCTTGCAGCTTCTATCTGGTGCAAAGGAAATCGGCAACAAGGTTTATCTAAATGTCAGCGGTGATAACGGTGTTCCAACTGTTGACTTTAGCGGCCTTGGTGTTGGAGAAGAAGTATCGAAGCTTTTAGCTGGGTATGACCAGGTAGTAAGTATTTAAACAATATTTATATATTAAATAATTATGAGGATGATATTATCCTCTTTTTGTTTGTCTTGAAAGGAGGATGAAATCGATGGGTTTATCTTTTAAGGATTCACTAAAAATAGCAAAGGCAGAAGAAGCTAATAATACTGTTGATGATGAATTTGAATTTGCAGATGCTTCTCCAATGTCTCTTGCAAGCGATTTAGATGATGGTGAATTTGTGGCTGCTGTTTATTCTGATAATACTGAGAATTGGAAAAGCCTTAATGATAAATATCCATATTATGAGGATTATTCTGATGATAATATATCGGATATTGATGATGAGAAAAATATTTCTCTTAATCCAAAACAGTTTAACATTACCCAAGAAGAAAATTCTCAATACATCCCATTTGTTATGCCAAGGTATTATGATGGTTTCGACCTAATTAATACTAGTATCATGATTCATTATGTTAATGAAAATGGATATGAAGACAGATCGCAAGTTGTAAATGTTTATTATAATGATAGCAAAATTAAGTTCGCTTGGCTTGTTGGTAAAACTGCCACTGCAATTGAGGGCGTTCTTCAATTTGAAATCGAAGCTAGAGGCGTTAACTCTAAGGGTCAAAATTATGTTTGGAAAACAAAGTCTACAAACAAACTTAATGTTTTAAGGTCATTATCTGGAAACGGAACCATTGAGCCAGACCAAACATGGATAACAGGCTTTATGACGCAAGTGACCGATAAGGTTGCTGAGGCACAGGGATATGCAAATGATGCAAAAGCTTCTGCGCAATCTGCAAAAGACGCAGTTGATTCTGTTACAACCAACATCGACAAAACAATTGGCAATAAGGTTCGTGATGCTCTTGTAAATTATTATACGAAAAACGAAACTTATAATAAAAATGAAGTTGATGATTTAATCAAGAATATCGATATCTCTTCTCAACTTGACGAGGTTAAGCAGCAAATTGCTAATATTGATGGTCTTGCAAAGTTTAATGTTGAGTACAATGATCCAAAGCTTTCGTTCTATAACGGCGATACTTTAATCAAAGAAGTAGAAATCAATGGGAATCCATCTGCTGAATGGACTAGTGCGTATACTGCTAGAGTCGAAGAAAAGATTGATTCTGCAAAAACAGAGATGCAGGGCAATCTCGATGCATATAAGAAGACTGTAGATGCAAACCTTGAAAGCATTCATACGAATATCGATAATTTACCAGAAACGTTAAAGACTGATTATTATAACAAGACAGATGCGGATAATACTTTTGCAACCAAAGTAAGTCTTGGAGAAACAGATACAAAGGTAAATGCCCTCTCTTCTTCTATTGAGTCTAATAAGGGTAATATCACTACTCTTAGAAATAGAGTTACAGAACTTAGCGCAACTGTTGATTCTATTGATAAGTCTCCAAGGGTTACATATGATGCTACATATGATGAAGAGAACACATATACTTTATGGGAGATTGAAGGCGAAGGCGGCTCTGACGAGAAGAGAACTGCTAAAAGCCAATTCAAGCTTCAGGGTGGTGGCGGTGGCGGAACAAGCAGTGTTCTAAAGATTGAATACGTTACCCCCACTCCAATTCTTGCTACTACAAATGATAAAGTTGTAATCAAGTATAATTTTTCTGGTACTGACTCTTCTGGCGATAATGTCATGGAAGGCGTTGCAACGTGGCGTGTTGGCGGCTCTATCGTAGCAACAAACACTGCAACTGCTGGTGAGAATTCTTTTGATATTACAGACTATATTGCTCTTGGTACTCAAAAGGTAAATCTCAGTATCGTAGATGATGCTGGAAGTCTTGTAACTAAATCGTGGACTGTTCAAAAGATTGACGTTAGGATTGAGTCTGGATTCAACGATAAATTCTCATATCCTATTGGTAAGGTTTCTTTTGATTACACTCCATATGGTGCTATTCAAAAGACTGTTCATTTTATTTTGGATGGAAAAGAAATTGAAACTGTAAGCACTTCTGTTTCTGGTGTGCCGCAGGCATATGAGATTCCAAAGCAATCGCATGGTTCTCATTTAATTGAAGCATATATTACCGCAGAAATAAATGGTAAGACAATTGAATCCAATCATGTGACGAAAGATATCATTTGGTATGATCCATCCAGCAACGTGCCTGTTATCGGATGTGTACAGCAGAAGTTTACGGCTAAGCAATATGACGCTACTAATATCATTTATACGGTATATGACCCATCGACAGAAACACCGCAGGTTACACTTGCTGTTGATGGTAAGGTTGTATCAACTCTAACTATTGATAGCAATACGCAAACGTGGCAGTACAAATCATCTGATGTTGGTAAGCATACTCTTACTATTACTTGTGGCGAAACTGTTAAAACAATCATTGCCACGATTGAGAAAATCGACATTGATATTAAACCAGTAACCGCTGGTCTTGTATTTGATTTTAACCCAACTGGTAAATCAAATAATGATGCTGATAGATTGTGGTCTGATGGCGATGTTGCTATGACTGTATCAGATAATTTTGACTGGGTTAATGGTGGTTATCAGATTGATGAGAATGGCGATCAGTATTTCTGCGTTAAAGCTGGAACTACTGCAACTATCTCTCACAACCTTTTCGCAGATGACGCTAGGAAAAATGGTAAAGAGTTTAAGTTTGTGTTCAAGACAACCAATGTTGCTAAGAGCAATGCCACGTTCTTGACCTGTCAATCTGGTACTACATCTGAAATTGGTTTGCAGATGAATGTTCACGAGGCGTATATCAAAACAAGCGCAAAGTCTTTGTATGTGCCATATAGTGAAGAAGATATTATTGAATGGGAATTCAATATAAATAAAGATAGCGATATCCCAATCATTATGTCTTATGAAGACGGAACACCTTGCCGTCCTATGAGTTATACAAGTGATTATTCATTTACGCAGGAATCACCAGTTCCGATTACGATTGGCTCACCTGATTGCGATGTTATGATTTATCGCATGAAGGCTTATAATACAAGTCTTTCTAGCTCTGCAATTCTAACCAACTTCATAGCAGATGCACGTACAGCAGCAGAAATGATTGATCGTTATAATAGAAACCAGATTTATAATGAGAACAACGTTCTAACTCCTGAATCTGTTGCGGAAGCTTGTCCTGATATGCGTGTTATCAAGATTGAAGCTCCGCACTTTACAAATAACAAGAAGGACTTTGTAGGTAATACTTCTTTCGAATGTATATACAAGAATGGCGATGCCGTTCTCGATAATTGGAAGTTTGAGAATTGTTATCATTCAGGCCAAGGCACTACTTCAAATGAGTATGGTGCTGCTGGACGTAATATTGACCTTATTGCTGGTTTTGATGGCAAGCATCAAGTAACCAGCAAGGTGGAGTTAGACCCGAATTATATTACAAAACTTACGCTTGGCGATGGTAGCACGGTAATAGATGGCTCAGGCAAGATTGCTCTCACTAGAACGTCTGTTCCAAATAACTGGTTTAATTTGAAAGTCAATATCGCAAGCTCAGAGATGGTAAACAACGCATATTTACAGAAGCGATATAATGACTATCTTCCTTATTCTACACCAGCAACTCGTAGAGATTCTAGAATTAAGAACGATATGGAGTTCGTCAACTGCGTTGTCTTCATTAAGGAAAGCGACCCAGATATAACAACTCACAGGGAATTTCAAGATTGTGATTGGCATTACTACGCATTAGCGAACATCGGTGACTCTAAGAAGACTGACGTTACAAGAGCATACGATCCAGATGATATGAAGGAATTCACTATTGAGATTAGCGACAACACGCTGCCCAACTCCATCTTCCAAACTGGCATTACTAAGTCTGACGGTTCTATGAAGTACCCTATCGCAAAGGCCGAGTGGGTTGCTGGGAACGAAGCCTATGATGCTTTGTATAATGATTGGGATGGTTCGTTTGAGTTCAGATACGATTGTTGTGGTGACTCAAAAGATGGCGAAGCAATCTCAACTGACGAGGAAAAGACCAAGATCAGAACGCAGAACAAGCAAATTTGGCGAGATTTTTATGAGTTCGTAATCACTTCAACTAATGATGAGTTTAAGAATAATCTTAAGAATTGGTTTGTTGTCGATTCTGCGTTGTACTTTTATCTGTTTACGCTTAGATATACGATGATTGATAACAGAGCCAAGAACACTTTTTGGCATTGGGCTAAGCACTATATCACAACTGCCGAAGCAGCTACGCTTGGTGATAAGGCTGCTTATTATACTGTTAACGATGAAGCTGCTGGCATCAATAATGGATATCGTTTTGACTTCTTTGATTATGATAACGACTCGGCTTTAGGCATCAATAACAGCGGCGAGCTTACCATGACTTATGGCAAGGAGGACACTGATTATCGTACAGAAGGGGATAAATCTTCTGGCTATGTTTTCAATGCTGCTGAGTCTGTTTTCTTCTGCCGTGTTCGCGACCTTATGGGTTCTGACCTTCAGAAGATGTACGTAAGTCGTGAAAGCAAGAATTGTTGGAGCGCTTCTTCTCTTATCAATCAGTTCGATGAAAAGCAGAACGAGTGGTGCGAAGAGCTTTGGCGTGTTGATTATGTGCGCAAGTATGAACGTCCTTATAAGGACGGCAATACTCGATTCCTTGAGCAGATGATGAACGGTAAGAAGAAGTATCAACGTAGACAATTCGAACGTGACCAGGAGATGTATATGGCAACCAAGTTCGTTGGAAACACCGCTACATCAGATCAAATCATGTTCAGATGCAATACGCCAAAAGATGCTGTAGTTACCCCTGATTATACGCTTCATCTTACACCATATTCTGATATGTATCTGTCTGTTATGTTTGGCAACTCTTCCACTACCCAAGTAAGAGCAAAGGCTGGCAGGCAGTATAACATTTCATGTCCATACGACACAATGGACGATACCGCTGTGTTGATTTATGGTGCATCAAGAATTCAGTCTGTTGGTGATGTGTCTGCTTGTTACATTCATGATAACGATTTTTCAAAGGCTGAAAGGTTGAAAGAGTTAATTATTGGCAATACAACTGAAGGATATTCAAATACCTTCTTGACGAATCTTGTAATTGGTAATAATAAGCTTCTTGAGAAACTTGATATTAGGAATACGCCAAATCTTGTAAGCACACTTGATTTCTCTAAGTGCATGAATCTCGAAGAGTTATATGCTTCTGGCTCTGGATTAAGAGGAATTCTGTTTGCAAATGGTGGTAACATTCGACTTGCTCAATTGCCAGGAACGCTTGCTTCTATCAATATGAAGAATCTTATGTATCTAACAAACCTTTCTATTGCTGGATATGATTCGATTAATACAGTTATTGTAGAAAACTGTGATACTGTAAATATAAAAGAATTGCTTGAAAAGTCTTCCAACGTCAATAGGGCTAGAATTATTGGTATTGATTGGGAGCTTGAAGATACCTCTTTGCTTGATCGTATATATAAGATGGCTGGTATCGATAAAAATGGCTATAATGTTGACAAGTCTGTTCTAACTGGTTCTGTTCATGTTCCAGTTATTAGGCAGCAACAACTTCATGATTATCAGAGTGCATGGTCTGATTTGAATGTCACATTTAATACGTTGATTGAACAATATCCAGTCAAATTCGTCAACTATGACGGAACCGTTCTTGACATTCAATATGTTGATAAAGGCAAAGATGCAGTTGACCCAATAACCAGAGCCGAAAATCCAATTCCTATTCCAACAAAAGAAAGCAGCGTAAGCACTGATTTTACATTTGCTGGATGGGATTCTGGATTCACTGGTGTCTTTGGTGAAAGAACTATTACTGCAACGTACTCTGAATCAACTAGAAGCTATACGATTAGATATGTGTCAATGGGAACCACATTACAGGAATCAACTGGATTGTATGGCGAGAACATTCCTTATACTGGTAATACGCCAACGTATACAGCAGAAGAAAGTGCCTATAAATACTATTTATTCAATAGATGGGATAAGAGTGGTTTTATTAATGGAGACAAAACTGTAAATGCCGTTTTTGATTCGTTTGAATATTCTTCTGGTGTTTTCGAGAATAGAGAGCTTTTAGACATGAAACCAGTTGAGATTTATGCCTTGACCAAACTTGGACTGGATAATGTGTCTCATAACATTGAAGATGGCGATCCTTACTCTTTTGAAATGGGATATGATATTGATTATGACGATATTGAATCGAATACAGTTATTTCAAAAGAAACCAAGTTTGATGGAACAAATTACATTGACACTGGTGTAAAGTTATTTGATGTCGATAAAGATTTTGTTTTTGCAATTGATTACAAGTTCTTGAATAACAACAAAGCAAATGCTGTTCTTGCTCAATGTTATCAGTCTAATAATCTATCTCTTGGCGCTAACGGAATTAAACTATATTATAACAATGGTGTTAAATTCTCATGGGGTACAACTTCATCTACATCTTCTCCTTCGATTGTTGGCAATAGAGAAATGTTGGTCGTAAGACATAAAATGGGAGACAACAATTTAATCGTTTACACATCTGAGTTATCATCTTCAGAGCCAATTACATATGAACTCTCAAGGTCAAGAGAAACAATGTCTGATAGCACGCTTGTATTAGGTTGCTCAAAAGCCGACGATGGTTCTTTTGAAAATCATGCAATTGGTAATGTCTATTGGTGCAAGGTGTGGTTTGAAGACCTTGGTGATGATGTGTGTAAAAAGCTTGCTGGATGGACTCACGAAAAGATTGACTTTGAAGTATGCGGGTTCAAGAGATATTACCTTGGCGATAACCCCTCTAAGAGATGTTCTATTAGTCTATTGGCAACAAACCTGCTTGATAGAACGAGAGAATATAATTCGTCTAATACAAATGATGGTGGGTGGAAAGAATCTAAGCTTAATGCATTTTTAAATTCAAGATTCTACAACGCTGTTCCTGACGAAATGAAGACGTTGATTAAGCGTGTTACCACCTCTTCTTCTATCGGTAATAAATCTACAGATATTACATCTTCTAATTGTTACATTTATATTCCTTCTGTTATTGAGGTTTGTAATACAAGTGAATATAATATCGAACCATATATAAACGAAGGCTCAATAATATCTTATATGATATCTAACGATATGAGAAAACGAGCATATCATGACGGCAATTATGCTAGTTATTGGCTTCGTTCTCCAAACAAAGATAATCAGTATATGCTCACAGTTGATAGCTCTGGTAGTGTGTATGGGTTTACGGTTGCTAGTAATAAATTGGGAATATTAATCGGAATCTCCTTCTAGCAAAAACAGCGGGTGTCGCAATTATTAGCGGCACCCTATTTAAATGAGGTGAAAGCATGTTTTATAAAATTATCAAAGATGATAAAGTTATCGATGTGCTTAGCAGCCTTGTGTTTTTAAGGTATCAAAAAAAACATGATAGAATGATATTTTGCGATATATCTGAAGCACAGGCTATTCTATCCTCTGATGGCAATACCATTTGGCACGAAGAATCATTATATGATATTCCCGTATCTAGATATGATACTGTTCGTGTAGAAGAAATCGATGAGTATGAATATAAACAATTGAAAGTTTTAAACGGTAAGACGGCACAGGAAATTGTCGATGAATACACTTTGCTTCTTATCAATTCGGGAGTGATTTAATATGAATCAGTTCGTTGAATCTTTAAAACGCTTATATGCATCTCAAATGATTTCTAAAAGCAAGGTAATCGAGCTTTTTGAAGGCGGGAAGATTACCGAAAGCGAGAAAACGTACATACTTGATTAGTTAAGTATGCGTTTTATATAAATGGTTATTCGTGAAAGGAGGTATGGTTTTATGGCAATGTTGTCAAAGAATGCATTCGGAAGTAGAGAAAAAATTGAGAACGCAATGTCCTCTGGTCTGATTGACGAATACGACATCCTATATCTTGATAACGGAGAAATCGCGTGGGTTGATAAATCTAAAAACATAGTTTTCAACACCCCAAGAACACAAGGCGATATCGAAGTATCAGATGGTGGTATGGTGATTAAATCAGGGCAAACTCTCGACGAGGCAATCAAAGAAATAACGCAAGCCATATTGCCTAAAATCAAAGAAAGCACATTAGAAGCGGCAAAGAAATATGCCGACGAGGTGGCAAGTTCACCTATTGAGATTGTTGAAGTTTAAGACGTGAACGTGGAGGTGCTGAATGGCTGGGACAACCACCAGAAAAACGCTATCTGTTTGCGCCACTACAGGAAGTCACTTGCCAGATATCTCAATTAAAGACGGACAACTTATTTTTGTCCAAGATTTACACCGAATTGCATTTGATTTTAACGGCAAACGAGTATTTTATAATCAAATAGAAGAACTCGAATCGGAGCAAGAGCGCAGAACTCTTGCTTCGCCTGAGTCTGGGCAATTTTACTTTGTTATTGAAACGGCAGTTTTATGGACTTATCGCGATGGATGGATTGCTTTAACTTCTTCTCCAGAGGAAGTTGTGTTCATCGGTACGGAAATGCCAGAATTAGGCGTTCCGAAAAAACTGTATGTCAATAAAGCAAGTAAAGAAATTTCTGTTTGGGATGAAAGCAACGACGATTATTTAGTAGTGGCTGATAAAAGTGAGATTAATACCATTACTAATGAAGACATTGAGTCTCTATTTGAATAATAGAGTTGATGTCTTATTAGATATATAAAAAACATTTTAGGAGGATTTTATGGCCGAAAAGAAATATCTAGACCTTACCCAACTTACCACTTACGATACCAAGCTTAAGGCTGTTATTGATTCTAATGATGCAACCGCTCTCAAGGCTGCAAAGGATTATGCAGATGGTCTTGGTGCAAATTATGATGCAACTGGTACTGCAAAGACCCTTGTTGATGCCCTTGCCAATGGTCAGGTAAAGGACAACAAGGACGCTATCGCTATTCTTAAGGGTACTGGCGAAGGTTCTGTTGCCAAGGCTGTTTCTGATGCTAAGTCTGATCTCGAAGCCAAGATTACCGCTGCTGATACCAAGGCCGCTGGCGCTCAGACTGCCGCCGAAGCCGCTCAGGCCGACGCTGATGCTTTAGAAGCTAAGGTTGGTGCCGTTGATGAGGGTCAGACCGTTATGGGCATCATCAAGAACATTCAGGCTAATGCTTATGATGACACTGCCATTAAGGCTCTAATCAAGACTAACGCCGATGATATCGATGCTCTTGAGGGGCGTGCAACCGCTGTTGAGGGCGAGGTAACTACTCTTATCGGTGACGATGCAAGCAAGTCTGTTCGTACTATTGCTAACGAAGAGCTTGTTAAGCAGCTTATTGCCGAGGATGCCGATGTGAAGCTTGATACACTTCAGGAAATTGCCGCTTGGATTCAGCAACATCCAAAGGATGCTTCTGCAATGAATGCTGCTATTGAAGCTCTAAAGACCAAGGTGGGCAACATTCCAGAGGGCGCAACTTCCGATACTATTGTTGCATACATTCAGGAAGTTGTTGATGCTGAAAAGTCTCGTGCTGAAGGCGCTGAGTCTGGTATCGCTGCTCGCGTTACTACACTCGAAGGTAAGTTCAGTGGTGATAACTCCGTAGATAATAAGATTGCCGCTGCTAAGTCTGAGGCTATTGCTGCTGCTGCCACCGATGCAGAAACCAAGGCTGGCACTGCTAAGACCGAGGCCGTTTCTGCTGCTAAGACTTATACTGATGACGAAGTTGCAAAGGTTAAGGCAACTGCCGACGGTAATGCAACCGATGTTGCTGGTCTAAAGACTCGCATGACCACAGCTGAAAGCGATATTGACGCTCTTCAGGCTGCTATTGGTACTGACGGTTCTGTGACCGCTGCGATTGCCGACGCAAAGAAGGCTGGCACTGACGCTGCTACTGCTGTTACTACTCTTGAAAATGGTCAGGTGAAGACTAACAAGGAGGCCATTGCTTCAAACGCCGCTAAGATTACAGCTCTTGAATCCAAGGTTGGCGATGGCTTTGTGGCAATTACTGAAGCCGAGATTAACGCTCTCTTCGCAACCCCACAAGCTTAGTTAATTGGTTAATTGTGAGGGGCATTAATTTGCCCCTCTATTATTTTGTTTATAAAGAAGGATGTGATTATGAATGGCGCAAAAAAAGTATCTTGATTATACTCAGCTTTCAACTTTTTTAGCGAAACTTCGCGGTGCCTTTTCTGCAAGTGGTCACAAACACACAAAAGCAGATATTACAGACTTCCCCACCGCACTGAAGAACCCCTCTTCTCTCACGGTGAAGACTAATGGAACAACTAAGGCCACATATGATGGTTCAACCGCCCTGTCTGTTGATATCACCGCTGCTAATATTGGTGCGGCTGCTGCAAGTCACACCCATAATGATGTTTATTATACAGAAACCGAGATGGATTCTAAGCTAGCAGCGAAGGAAAACACCGTTACTAAAGATTCTGTCAACAAGTTTATCAATCTACTGGACACTGATACTTCAACTCCAACCGATAACGATTATTACGTGTCTCAGTATGTTGCTGGCGGAACTACAACCACCACATTTCATCGCCGTCCTGTAAGCGCTTTATGGTCTTACATCAAGAGCAAAGCAGATGGTGTGTATGCTGCAAAGTCTCACACGCATGACGATCGTTATTATACCGAGACTGAAATCAATTCAAAGGTAGATACTCTTAATGCGAGCATCGATAGCAAGGCTGCTAAGTCTCATGCTCATAGTGCGGCGGATATCATGTCTGGCACTCTGTCATCTGATAGACTCCCTTCTATCCCAGTTGGTAAGCTTGATGGTGTTATCAACGCATCTAACCTTCCAAGTTACGTAGACGATGTTCTTGAATATGAGAATAAGACTTCGTTCCCCACCTCTGGTGAGGCTGGTAAAATTTATGTAGATAAGGATACCAATCTGACTTATCGTTGGAGCGGTACTGCATACGTTGAGATTAGCCCATCTCTTGCGCTTGGTGAGACATCTTCTACTGCTTTTGCTGGTGATAAGGGCAAGACTGCTTACGATCATAGTCAGAAGACGGGCAACCCTCATGGGACTAAGATTGCCGATATTACCAATTTACAAAGCACATTAGATGATAAAGTACCTTCTAGTCGCACTGTAAACGGAAAAGCCCTATCTGCAAATATCACTCTTGCAAAGGGCGATGTTGGTCTTGGTAATGTTGACAACACTGCCGATGCTAATAAATCTGTCAACTCAGCTAAAACAGCAAGCACTCTTACTGCTGTAACAACTGCTGGTGACGGCACTGCTTATACGGCTACTGTTCCTGGAATCACTGCTCTTACTGCTGGTGTGGGCTTTATCATGACTCCTCATACTAAGAGCACATCAACCAGCGCTACATTGAATGTGAATGGTCTTGGCGCTAAGACTCTTCGTGTTCAACTATCTAACAGCTCTTCTACCGCTGTTGCTCCACAATTTGATTATTTTCTTGGAGCGAATAAGCCAGTAGAAGTTATGTACAATGGCGCAGCTTGGGTTGTCCAACTTATCAGGCCAGATGCAAATACTATTTATGGAACTGTTAAGATTGAGAATGGCGGCACTGGCGCAAAGACTGCGGCAGATGCAAGAACCAATCTCGGAATCTCTACCGCTAATGGCACTGTGCTAAGTCAAAATGCAGACTATGCCGAAGTCGGACAATGGTCTGATGGAAATACGTCTGACGAAGATAGAATCGGATACTTCGTAGCCATTGATAATTCAAGTGCTGGCGCTACGATGGTTAAGGCTACTTCTACGGCAGATATTCGTGGCGTTACGGTAACGTCACCAGCGTTTTCTGGCAACTGCTCTAGTGATAAATTTGATGAAGATGGCAATCTTTTAAAGCAATATGACTACGTTGCCGTTATGGGTCTTGTATCTGTAATTGATAATGGTAAGTGTGTTGTCAATGCAAGATGTATGCCAAATGATAGTGGCATTGCCGTGCCTAGTTCAAACAACCTTGGTTATCAAGTGGTTGATAGAATCGATACTACCCATATTCTTATTGCTCTTGAACCCGAAGCAGATATGGTAAAGCGTATTAAGGATGATATTATCTCGCTTCAAAACGCCATGCCTTCCGTGGCTACTACGTCTAAAGCTGGTGTGGTGAAGCCTGATGGTACAACTATTACGGTAAATAGTAGCGGTGTAATTAGTGCTGTAGCAGACACTTCTAATTGCGCAACTCTTGACCAGCTCAAAACCATTCTAGCATCTGCTGCTATTAATTCTGACGGCAAACTAACTTTTACTATTTAATGATGTGATGCGTTATGAGTGAAACAATAGTTACTAATGTTACAATAGGTGGTTCTACATGGAAAACAGCTAAGACTGCTGGTGAGCTATATAAATCAAGCGATGCCCCCTCTTCTACTACTGTAGGTAAATACGATGGATATTTTTATGCTACTCGTGTTTACAACGCTGTTTATAATGACTATGCGGAGTTGTTTCCATGTGCAGAGCAGATTCCTGTTGGGCATTTAGCATATAGCGATAAAGATGGTTTGGTTTGCAATGGCAAGCCAAAGACCGCAATTGGTATTGTGTCTGATTGCTATGGTCATCTTCTTGGTGGTAATGGAAACCCAGATGATGATAGTTTTGTTCCTATTGCTGTAGCTGGGCGAGTCCCACTTGAGATTAAAGGTAATATCGAAACTGGTGACTTAGTTGCTGCTACCAGCAATGGGTCTGGCAAAAAGGCAAATAGATTTACCAATAGAAATAAAATTATCGGTAAGGTAGTTGGTGCTGACCCAAAGGGTCGCTCTAATTACAGAGAAGTGTTAGTAGGTGGTATGTAATGGCTGCACCAGGAGTGACTGCAACTAATACAACTTATTTCCTAACTGCCGAAGCATACAACGCCCTTTTACAGAGAATTGCTACCGAAATTAAAAGACGCAAGTATTATAACACTGATAATTTCACAACTAAAGCAATCAATTATATTGATGCTACTAAAACTGTAAGCGCTGGAAGTGTTGCTTCTAAAGCAAACGGTCAGATGATTGATACCGCTTTGATTGAAATCAAAGACTTCCAGACTGTCAATGCTAACGCTGCAAACTATCCAAATGAAAATCCAATTTCAGACTATGATAAGAAGGTTGCATTTATTACCGCGCTAGAAAAAGAAACCATAGATGGCTCTTCTAGTTCTTGTCGCGGAGCTTGCACTGGTCTTTGCGTTGGTACTTGCGGAGCAAGTGCTAGTGGATGTTCTGGATGTTCTGGATGTGATGGATGTAGCGGATGTGGCTCTGGTTGCTCTGGCGGATGCTCTGGATGTAGCTCTGGATGTGGGTCTGGATGCACAAGTTATTGTAGCGGAGCGTGTAAAGGCGGATGCGAAGGTTGTTCTGGTGGTTGCTCTGGCGGATGTAGCGGTTGTGGTAAAAGTTGTAGTGGCGGATGTAGCGGAAGTTGTTATACTGTATGCAAAGACGGGTGCAACGGGTGCAACGGATGTCAAGGCGGATGCACATGTTGCTATAGTTGTACTGGTTCATGTGATGGATCATGTTCTGAATGTACAAATGGATGCAGCGGATGTTCGTCACAGTGTAGTGCGGCATGTAGTTCGCATTGCAGCGCGGCATGTAAGGGCTGCGGGTCATGTGATAATACTTGTAGAGGTTGTCAAAACAGCTGCTCTGGTGGTTGTTCTGGATGTTCTGGTTCTAGAGGTGGATGTGGCTGTAACGGATGTACTGGGTCGTGCTCATCTGGATGCAGTACATCTTGCACGTCATCTTGTAAGGGTTGCAATGGTTGTGGCGGATCTTGTTCCACTTCTTGCTTTGGATGTTCTGGATGTGATGGATGTAGCGGGTGTAGTAGTTCTTGCTCTAATTCGTGTAAGACAACATGCTCTTCTACTTGCTTCAATTCTTGTACTGGGACATGTTATGGAGCTGTAACATCTGCGGTATAAAAGAATATTGACAAAAATAATTTTTTAAATATACTGAATTTGTTCGGTGTTTTATATAAGTGTGAAGAAAGGTATATAAATGAGAACAGTAAAAATTGAGTTGCCTCAGGAAGCGGTAAACGAAGCTCAACGTGCTGGATTGGAAATGATTTCTAGACAAGGCGTTATCGATCGTTATTTTGAAAAGCATATGAATGACGATGATTCTTCTGCCATTGATTCAAAGCCGTTTCAGTATTTTATGTCTCTTTTAGCAGAAGCAGAAGCCGAATTTGAACTGGCTAAAGATGCTATTACTGAAAAGTTTATGCCCGAATATCTAAAAAATCATGAATGTGAATGGAATCTTGATTATAATACTCGTATTATGACCATTGATATTAAATGTGATTGTGAAATTCCTGAACTTGACAAGGAATAAAGTATGGTAAAAAGATTCGAGCAATATCAGGATATGATTGCAAAACTTTATCCGCCTAAAAAGCTTGTTGATGAGAATGGCGAAAAAATACTTTCTCGTCCAATTACCTTTTGTGTTACGAGCGCTTGTCAACTTCGCTGTAAATATTGTTACGAACAACATAAAGGTAACTCGTATATGAAATTTGAAACAGCAAAGAAGTTCATTGATTTACTTCTTACTGGTGATAAGGGAATGAATCAGTATATCACTCCAGAGAATTCACCAGCGGTTGCTCTTGAGTTTATTGGCGGAGAACCATTTATGGCGATTGACTTAATAGACCAAATTGTAGACTATTGGATGGATGCTACTACAGAAATGATGCATCCTTGGGCTGATAAATTTATTCTTAGTATTTGTTCAAATGGTGTTGCATACTTTGACCCAAAAGTACAAAATTTTCTTGAAAAACATAAAAATCATTTAAGTTTTAGTGTTACCATTGATGGCAATCAAGAACTTCATGATGCTTGTCGTGTATATGCTGGAACAAATAAAGGTTGTTATAAAGAAGCAATGGCAGCAGCACAAGACTGGATGGATAAAGGTAACTATATGGGATCCAAAGTAACTTTATCGCCAGAAAATCTAAAATATATGTATAGCGCAATTATGCATATGGTTGATAATGGTTACTATGAAATTTTAGGCAACTGTGTTTATGAGGCTGAATGGACAAATGAAGATGCATTACTTTTTTACAACGAAGGTAAAAAATTAGCTGATGAATTTCTTCGTAGAAATATGGATTTTGATAATGACTATTATTGTTCATTATTTGAACCAGATTTCTTTAAGCCCAAAGAAAGTAATGACATTGAAAATTGGTGTGGTGGCACGGGTTCCATGATAGCATGTGATTGGGATGGAGAAATTTATCCTTGTATTAGATATATGGAAATGTCACTTGGAAACGACCAACCTAAAATGCCTATTGGAGATGTCGATAATGGTCTTATGCAAACAGAAGAACATTTAAAAACAGTTGAAACATTGCGTAAGATTAATAGACGTACTCAATCAACAGATGAATGTTTTTATTGTTCAATTGCAGAGGGTTGTAGTTGGTGTTCTGCATGGAACTACCAATTATACGGCACAGCAGATAAACGTTGCACACGTATTTGTCCAATGCATAAAAGCAGAGCTTTGTTTAATTATTATTTCTGGAATAAGTATTATCGCGCTAATAATCAAAATAAGCGTATGAAAATTTATATTCCTGATGAATGGGCATTAGAGATAATTGATGAAAATGAATTGAATATGTTAAAGGATTTGGCTAGAGAGGATTATATCAATGAAGGTTAAACTTTCTGATACAACAAATACGGAGATTGTAGTATCTTCTGTTTCTCAAAATTATTATGGTAGTGCGGCAAATGAAGGCGAAGCCGAAACATCTGTTAGTATTACTATTAATAATCCAGAGAAAGAATTTGATTATTATAAGGAATTATTCACAAATGATTCTATTAAATCAATCAAGGTTATTAATTCTCGTGGTAATGCCGTTACAACCCTTAGCGGTTCTAAGATAAATAGTATATCTTATAATTATCAAGATGAAAACCCATCATTTGTTAATATCCAAATTATTTAATCAAATAAAACAATAATTTTAAACCAGAGGGGAGATATCCATATCTCCCCTCTTTATTTATATATACGAATTTAGAGAGGTGATTAAATTGGAAGAAAAAATTGATGTTAAAAACATTCAAAATGAAGCTGAACTTCTTAAACAATTCGTTGAAGAGGGACACGGCGATGGTGATGGCAAACCAGATGTTGCCCCTGTTGTAGTCCCTGAATAGGAGGTGATTCAATTGGGTTCTAAGCTAGATGCTCTCAATGTTGCCCGTGGAGAAATTGGATATTCTCGTTGGGACGATCCAGAACCAGGTACAAAATATGGTCGATGGTATGCTGATTATACTGGAGATGGTTATTTTGGTGAATCTGGTGTTCCATATTGCGCCATGTTTGTTTCGTGGTGCATGAACCAAGCCGAAGCTTCTGCTCCAGGCATTCCTGGTTCTTACTGTCCCTATATTTTAGATGCGGGTCGTAACGAAGACAGAATGGTTTACAATGAAGATGCTGAACCTGGTGATATGGTTCTATTTGATTGGGGTGGAGATGGTGTAGCAGATCACATTGGTTTTGTTGAAGTTAACTATCCTGACCAATATTATATGCAGACCGTAGAGGGAAATACAAGCTCTGGATATTCTGGTTCTCAGTCTAATGGCGGTGGCGTTTATCGTCGTACTCGCTCCTACTCTTCTATTATCGGAGTTATCCGTCCTTATGAAGATAGTACGCCTCAACCACAAGAGCCAACTGAAGAAGAATTAGAGCAGGCTCGAATTGATGCACTTCCAGATGCATTAAAGAAATTTAAGGATATGTATCCAGATAAATGGTATGTTGATGTTGTAAACGCAGCTGTTGAACGCAGCATTATGCGTGGCACAAGCGACACTACGTTTGAACCAGAAGCAATCTTGTCTCGCGCTATGGCTGTTGCTGTTATTGCAAATGTGCTTCATGCAGACATTCAGCCACTTCCGTTTGTCGATATTGCAGAGTGGTACACGGCAGCGGCTATTTGGGCTGAAGGTGCTGGCATCCTAAAGGGCAGCGGCGGCGAAATGCGTCCTAATGATGGATGCACTCGTGAGGAATTCGCAGTGCTTCTTTGGCGTTCGCAGGGTCAGCCAACTGGATATGATAAGCCAGAATATTTCTCTGATTGGGGAAATGTTTCTGATTGGGCGCAAGATGCAATGTCTTGGGCTGTAAACAAGGGTATTATTGGAAACGGAGGAAATCTTCGTCCAGGAGACTATTGTTCTCGTGCAGAGGCCGCAGCTATGGCTGTCGCTATATAAGTAACCCCTTTCTAAGGAGGTCAGTATGACTAATCCAAATTTCACTCCAAACTATTCTACTAACGAAATCTGGAGAGGTGATAACGCTGAGCGTTGTTTGACAGATGATCTTGATGCTATGGATGCTATTCATGCATCTCTACCAAGCACGTATGCCGCAAAGAATCATACACATACTGGATATGCAACATCAAGTGATGTAACCGCTCTTCAAGATGCGTTAAGCAACAAGGCAAATATAAATCACACTCATACTGGTTATGCACCTTCTACACACAATCACAACGATATTTATTATACCGAAAGCGAAATTGACTCTAAATTGAGTAGCAAGGCAGATTCTACTTCACTTACTGCTCACACAAATAATTCTGATTTGCATGTTACTGCAAGCAATAAGACAAATTGGAACGCTGCTTATACTCATTCTCAAGCGGCTCATGCCCCAAGCAATGCAGAGGTAAATCAAAATGCGTTTTCTAACGTTGCCATTGGTGACACCACAATTGCTGCCGACACAAAGACTGATACGCTTACATTCGTTGCTGGGAATAATGTGACTATTACTCCTAATGCAACAAATGATTCTGTTACTATTTCGGCAACAAACACTACATATACTCATCCTACTACCGCTGGTAATAAGCATATTCCATCTGGAGGTTCTTCTGGTCAGATTCTTAAGTGGTCTTCCGATGGAACGGCTGTTTGGGGAAATGAAAGCGGTGGTGGAGAGAAAATTGTAACGACAACTGGTACTGGAGAGTCTTATATCGCCTCTGTTGATGGCATAACCGCTCTTACTTCTGGCATTAGCTTCGTTATGATTCCACATGTTACAAGCGCTAAAACCATGCCCACTCTTAACGTGAATGGCCTTGGTGCCAAGAACATTAGAATGAGAATTTCAAATAGCACTACTTCTACTACTCCTTTGAGTTCTGAGAATATGTTGGTGGCAAACAAACCAATTCGTGTTATGTATGATGGAACGCAATGGATTATCGATATTGTTCGACCAAATGTGACAAATCTATATGGCACTTTAACGGTAGAACAAGGTGGCACTGGTGGGAAAACTGCTGCTGCTGCAAGAACTAATTTAGATGTATATTCAAAAGCAGAAGTCGAAGACCTTATAGCTCAGGCATTGGAGATTGGCATACAATCTCTCAAGAATTCCAGCAAGTAATAACAAACTGATTGGGTGGCGCTTAATATTAGCGCCACCATTTTATAATGATAGCTAAACAAGATAAAAGGAGGTGCTTGCATGTTTGAAGTAAAATGTTTAGATTCTTATGGTAACACCATTGATAATTTTTCACAATGGGATATTGACCAAAAAATAACCATATCTCTTAATGATTGTGGAGATGATAAATTATCTATTGCTCCAATGGTACACTTCAGCAATAAGCAAAGAAAAAGAGAAGATAAAGACGCACTTGTTGTAAGGTCAACCATATTGGAAGGCAATACTGTTGTCGTAAACGTTCCAAATATATTGTTACAAGAACCATATCCTTTACTTGTTTATGTTTATTTAACAGATGACGAAGATGTTTCGTCTCAAAAAACTGTTTTATCTACAGAAATTATTGTTAGAAAAAGACCTAAGCCAAGCAATTATTATTATGTAGAAAATATTGAGCGTATTACTGCTCAGCAAATTAAAAAAGAAATCAAAAAGGAAGTTGTAGACGATATAAATCAAAACGATATTTCCTTCAAAACTGTAACACTTATTGACGTTGTAAACAACCAACCATATTGTGTGTATTTTTCTGATGGCAAAATAAAGTTTGATTTAATCGACAGAGAAAAGGTTCCTTTAAATAGTATAACTTACACAGACAGAATAACGAGTGAAAAACACAGTGTTTATATGTCGAATGGCAAACTTATGTTCAAGTTGAATATTGAAGGTGAGGTGTAATATATGACTGCTAATATAGTTCATGAAGTTCTGGATGATAGGGACAGAACGAATTTAAATAATTCAATTGTTGATTTAGATAATAAATTATATGAAAAAGAAGAAGCTCTTAAAACAAGCATAAAAGACCTTACTTCAAGACATGAAGAACTAAAAGCTTATTCAGAAACTAATATTAATAATTTAACAATCGATAAAATCAGTCATAGTGAGATAGTAAACACTATTAATGGTGAGTTAGAAACAGATGATAATGCCGCAAATGTCCCGTTGAGCGCAAAGGTTGGCGGAATTCTTTTTAATCGTGATAACTTATTGCAAAGACAAATCAATACAAATAAAGACAATATTAGTGCAAATGAAACAAGCATTAATAACGAAGTAACTCGCGCTACAAATGCTGAAACTGGATTAGATAATCGTCTAAAGACAGTTGAGGGCGATGTTAACACATTCTTGTCTAACGCCGATCTTACCGAAAATGCAATAGACACACTGAAAGAAATTCAAACTTATATTGACAGTGATAAAAACGCTGCTGCTCAGATGACTGCGAATATCGCTGCTAATAAAAAGGCTATTGATGACGAAGTAGCTCGTGCTACTGGTATTGAATCAAATCTAAATACCGCAGTACAAGCTAGAGTTCTCAAGGCATCTATCGTCGATGATTTAACAACGTCTGAATCAGTAAAGGTATTATCGGCAAATCAAGGTGTCGTACTTAAAGGATTGTGTGACAACCTAAATACCGCCGTACAAGCCAGAGTTCTTAAAGCTTCTATTGCCGATAATTTAACAACAGATGACTCAGCCAAAGTCCTTTCTGCTAAACAGGGTGTCGCTCTAAAGGGTTTATATGATAGTGTAGCACAAGATGTTGCAAGCGCTAAAAATGACATTACAACTACAAATCAAGCAGTTCAAGAAAGAGTTCTTAAAGCATCTATTGTTGACGATTTAAAAACAGCAGATAAGCTTAAAGTTCTTTCTGCTAACCAAGGAGTTGTTTTAAAGGGATTATACGATGGTATCGAACAAAATGTTACAAACGCTCAAGAATCTATCACAACATTAACCACCATGATGCAAGAAAGAGTTCCAAAGGCTTCTATCGTTGATTCTGTTGAAGACAATCTTGGTGAAGGCGGAGAGTTCAAAGTTCTTTCTGCGAAGCAAGGTGTCGAACTTAATAAATTGATTACAAATCTGAGTAATACTGTTAGTGCGCTTACTGCAAGAGTTGCAGCGCTAGAAGGCAGTTCTAATTCTACCAATGACGGTAAAGGAACTGAAACATCGTAATAAGTTTCATTGGTAGTAAATAGATATTTCCTATTCGTTTCGTTCTCAGGAGGGTGCTATGACAGAAAAAGCATTTAGTCCAACAATGTCAACAAACGAAATCTGGAGAGGTGATGAAGTCTCGCGCTGTTTAACGGATGACTTGGATGCCATGGACGCAATACATACATCTCTTCCAAGTAATTATGCTGCCAAGAATCACACACACAATAATTACCTTCCTTTAAGAGGTGGTACGCTTACTGGTAATGTTACAACAAGTAAAGACATCAACATGGGTGTAGAAGCTGCTATAAACGGTAAGGCTGCTGACGGGACGCTAAAGAATGTTTTTACCGCCATGTCTGCTGGTGGAAATACCGCAATTGGATATGACAACTACCAGAAGTCCAATGGAACAACTAATCTATATGGTAATTCTGTGCGCATATGGAGCAGAACTGGTGGGCTTGCTGGTGCCAATTACGGAGAAAACAAGGTTTTGTGGAGCGGCGCTTCGTATGTAAAAGAGGACACCACGATTACTCTATCTGGCAATGTGTCTGCACAACCACATGGAATCTCATTGATTTTCAGTGCTTATGACGTTGGCAATACTGCGCCTGTCAATTCTAGCTGGAATTCTTTCTTCATCCCTAAATATGTTGTTGCGAATGACAGTGGTGGCGGATTCTCCTTCATACTTGAACGTGGAGGAAAGTTTTACAAGAAGTATCTCTATATCAATAATAATGAAATAAGAGGAAATGCTGTAAACAATAACTCCGCATTTTCTCTTCATGGTCAAACAGTTGACAACAGAAACATGGTTCTTCGTTACGTAATCGGTGTTTAAATAATTCAGGGAAACAAATTAACTTCTGTTTCCCTTTTTTTTACGATTTTTAGTTGCCTTCTTTTTCAATAATGTATTTTAAATCACTGCGAATAGATTGTATTTCCTTTTGAACACTTTCTAATCTAGATAATATTTTATTTACTGAATCTCGCTGCAATGTCATTGCATCCATCTCCTTTTATTTATTAATTATAGTATATAAAAAAGAGGTTCCGTTAAGAACCTCAGTGAGTGTAAGGTATTGTATGTTTGAGTCTAGTTGCGTAGACTTCGCTGAAGGAAATGGACGATAGTGTTTAAGCAAATCTATAAGCAAATTTGACTCAAATACATACAACATTAATATAAGGTATTGCTTAATTTAAGCAAATATAGGAAATCTTCAAACCCTTATCTATCAAGGAGCCATAATTACTTACTCGTTGTTATCTCCTAGAACTCCAAATGCAAAACCCTTATATATATTACTTTATTTACATAGCGTTTGCAAGCTTGTTTAGAAATTTTACGCAAACGATACGCAACTGCTTTAAAACGTAGAAAATAAATTTGCTTAAATTTCTACGCAAATTAAATCTCTACGCAAATACGCAAATAATGAATACAAAAAAAGACTTCCCATTATAATAGGAAGTCTTCTGCTTTTGCCACTTCTTCATTCAGTTTTGTCTCTAACAAGTGGGTATATTTCAAAGTGGTAGCATAACTAGTATGCCCCATGATTCTTTGTATAAACACTGGATCTAATTTCTTTTCAAAACACCTAGTAGCAAACGTATGTCTAAACGCATGTGGATAGATGTGTTCCATTTTTTCTGGCGCTCTGCCTTCTATTGCCGCATTATATTCTTCTTTTTCGTTGATGTTCTTCAATACCTTTTCAATGTTATGGGATAATGCATATCTTGTTACTGGCGAGCCAAGTGTTGTCGTAAAAACTAAATCGCCTAACTCTGGTCGCAACCTCCATCTGCTTCCGAGCTTTGCTTTGTATTGGTCTTGTTTTACTTTCCAATCTTTAAATAGTTCTCCTACATTCCCGAAGAATGGAATGGTTCTGTAGCTATTGCTCGTTTTGGGTGTTGTGAGGTATTCCATTTTCTTACCGTCAACATAACCAATGCTTAAACTTCTTTGTATTCTTATTGTTTTATTTTGCCAGTTTATATCTTGCCATTGTAACCCGCTGAATTCACCAATCCTCATTCCAGTAAGTAACAAGATTTGGTAAGCTTCATTATAATACTCATGTTCTATTTCATCTAAGAACATTTTCATTTCACGAGAACTCAAAACCCTGCGCTCTTGAACGGCTTCGTTTTCATCTTTTATTGCTATATTAATACACGGATTAGATTTAATGATTTGATTCATCACTGCTATATCTAAACATTCTCTAAGTACGCCAAGTGATTCCCTTAATGTTCTTGCTTTGAACTTATTAAGTAATTCGTTTGTTGTATCTTGCATATTCATATGTGATATATTCTCTATCTTCTTATCTCCAATTGCAGCAATATATGTGTTAGATACCTTTCTATGATATGCTTTTTTAGATACTTCAGATTTTAATGCTGGCTCTTTGTATTTTTCAAACCACTCTTCAAACCACTCAGATAACGTAAGGTTTGGTCTAATATTCTTTTCATTTCTTAAAATCTTAATCTTTTCTTCTTCAAAACGTTTCTTTAATGTTGGTAAATGCATATCATATAGGCATATCTTCAATCCATTTACCATAGCACGCGCTTCGTAACGTTTATCCTTACGTTGGCTATATCCCCTTCCTAACTCCTTGCCTTTAAGGTCTTTTCCCATGTTTGTCCACCTCTGGTTGTATTTATATAATTACAACTATATTGTAAAGTGTATTTTCGTAAATTACAAAAGATAAGTTCTATAAAGAATATTTGCATAAAAATGGGGCATATCACAGCCCCATAGCATATATATTTAATTGTTATATCTGTTATTGTTTTTGATAAATATAGAATCCCTTTTGTATTTAGTTTTTTTTAACTCTTCATACTTAGCAATATACCAATCACTCTTCTTTTGATCTTCTTCGCCATTTTTATATATGGCGCGCTTTCTATATTTATGCGCGTTAAGTTTACAAAAGGCCATAACCTCTTCTAGTGTATATAGCAACAGCATCTCATCGATACACTCCATGCCATGCTCGTAATGAGACGGATGATTCACCATATCTATATCTTCTTTATTATTATTTAAATCTGTATTTTCTTTCATGGTTGGCGGGTCATACATATGTCTAGCGTAATCTGCAACACGATTAATATCGTCAATGTTTCCACATACTCTTACAGATGAAGCACCAATATCGGTTTTTTCATGATAAATATCTTCGTCGATTTCAATTTCTGTAATCATATTATTCACCATCCTCAGTAATGAGTTCTGCATATGGTAGCGTCTTAATCCAATCACAGAAGGTATGCCATTCGTCAAGTTTATGATTTCTACGAGATTTGTACATGTTTGTAAGAACCTCGTAGTTCAGCATGACTGTACGCTTCTGATTGTAAGAGCTAGGTAGAAGCTGAATCATTTGCCACCAATACTTCTTGTCTTTGGTTTCGAGATAGAGATTTCTGCATCTATTTAGCATAACAATTTGCAATTTTAAAATTCCCATCGGAGAATATAAGTTTGTATCGTTAAGGTCAGTTATAGTAATTACTGGTGCATCATCGAAATTATATGTTCCATCAACGTTAGTGTATTCAAGTACATCGGTGTCCTGAAAATAGTTTATAAGATGCTCATGACTAAAATCATCCAGCGTAAATTCTTTAGCTTGAATTTTATGCATAGTGCTACACGAATTAGCAACAGTGCCCACCTTGTAAGTATCAAACTCCTTCCACCAATACAGCGGAGCAGTGATATCACAATACACTGTAATCATACGCATAAATTTACGATGGTCTGTGCCAGCCTTAGCAAGACGCTTCATAAGGTCGAGGTCGTTTGAGCCAACTTCAAATACACCCTTATATGAATCACCTCCATAATACTTTTGTTCGCTATCGCTTTTAGCCCAACTGTTTAACGGGTTTCTTGCGCCAAGAATAAGAGACTTCCATTGTTCGCAAGATGGTGTTACAGTGTTTTCAATCTTAATCATATATCCTCCTAAGAAAATGGCAAAAGTATTACGTTTTTATAATACTTTTGCCATTATAGCATATGTATTTATTTATTTAGATAAGAATCGATTTCTTTTCCAAGATACTCAAGATAATCATCGAACATTCCCTTTGTGTAAATATATCCTTTAATATCGCGAGAAAGCTTCATTGCCTTTTGATCGGACTTATAATCAAACGGCTTACGCTTTCCTTTTGGACGAAGCTTCTTTGCAAGCACATTATCTAAAAACGATGTATTAAAACCCCTGATGGCAAGCGGGTTATCAAGCTTTGAAATTAAACTTTTATACTTTGCCATTTCGTTTTCTGGAATATCAACATTGGCCTTTGGCAGGTTTTTAGAGCTAAATGGCGATATACCTGCCCCGCTTGTCTTTGGTTTTATAAATGAAGTGACAGTTTCGATATCCGATGCATCAAACTTAAATATTACCTCTTCGTCTGAATCATCGCAATCGAACACGTTGACACCAGCTTTTTTAAGAGACTTTATGATATTATGTCCCCTTTGAAGAGATGGGATGTATGCAATAAGTTTTGATCCACCATAATGCCAAATTTTAATGTCATAATAGCAAGCAATATATACATTATCTTTATCGATTTTACCAGTACAATCTCTAGCAAAATCATTTGTTGATTTATCGATGACTGGCATGATTCGATATATAGATTTATAATGATTTACTAAATATCCCGCCATTAAGTCACCTCCTACAGATAATCTCCGACCTTCCAGCCACTTAAAACACCACCGTCAATTAGACGAGTCATACACTTATTTACGCGATTTTTTACCATAAGCGCCACCTTTTGATCTGGAATGCGAGATAGAATATATTGATAATCATATGGCTGCAAGAAGTTCTCATCTAGAACATCAATCTCCAAGTCTTTTGGATTGTCCTTTGGAATGCGTACATTGAACGAAATCTCAATGTCTCCCCAACATTCGTGAAAATACCAAACATTTTTATTGCGGTCTGTGAAACCAAGCTGATGCATTTTCTCATCTGGTAAAATATGCGCTTTGATATTGTCATTCAGCCCGTTTTCGTCAAGCTTTACATCTTGCATTGCTACTCCTTTTTATCAGTGCTGCCAAAACCGCCGTTTCGAACCTCTGTAGTATCATCATCTAGTGTAATACCAAATGGTAGAAAAATACCCTGACAAAATGCCTCACCCTTTTCAATACGAATTACCTTTGCGAGAGAACTATCGTTAGTCAGTTTAACAAAAATATGCCCTTCATTATCAGAGTAAGCATAGTCACCATCGATCACACCTACAGTATTAGCCATAGACAAACCATATTTGAAGCCAAGACCACTGCGAGGAAACTCCATCAGCACCCAGCCATCATACATTTCGCAGCGAATGCCAGTAGGAATCTTAATTGATTCACCAGGTTCAAGCGTAAATGTCATAGGAGAAAAGAAATCGTATCCTGCCGACATATATGTAGCTCGTTCAGGCAACTTGATTTCATCATAGATATTGCGTACATGCTTATCTACGACATCTGGAGTAATTTCTTCTGTAAGACCAGTAAATTCTTCTACCCAATCATTCTTAAATTGTTGAAATGATACTTTACTAAACTCTGCCATTCTATTCATATAATTCACCTTTCTTTACTGTTGCATATAACGTTAATTATTATACAGTACAATTAATATTTTGTACATATGTAAAATACTTCTTCTCTAATTCAAGTCTTTTATTTATTGCGTCTTTTATGTTGTTAAATAACCCTCCGTATATTCTTTTGTTGTTGATGCCAATTGACACTCTCCATTTTTTAGCGCCTTTATCCCAACTTACACCAGTAACTCCAGATGTGTTATTTTTATATGTTGAATGATTTTGGTTGTTTTCTTTTTTAGACACCAAACTTAAATTTTCCTTTAGATTATAATTTCTCATCCTATTTTTATGATCTATAATAACGCTGTATGGTGCATTTGATACTAATCTATGCATAAGTATTTTCTTTTTATTTTTTTGTGTTTCTACATATCCGTTCGCATTAATACGCCATGTGTAATTTTTAATTAAATCATAATCTTCTTTATCAAAATAAAAATCTTCTCCTAAATTTGTATATCCAATAACAAAGTTATCACAAAACGTATATGTATTGTTGTTTTTAGGATTACCTTTCATCCTTCCTTTATTGCTTCTGCAATGTTTACATATCCCAGTTTTATGTTTTTTTAATGAAATTTCTCTTATTTCTGTTTCATTATTACAATTTAAACATAAAACTTTAAAGTATCTTCGTTTCTTTCTATCTTTTCCAACTTCTTTATAATACACATCTGACACAACTTTTAAATTATCTATAATGTCACCATTTGATATTACAATATTTCTTATATTTTCCATGTTTCCCATTTGCCATTTTGCTTTCTCCAAATATTTTGATTTGAACTTCCACGCCACTTCAAAGCAATATCGTTAAGCTCATTAACATACCTGCCATCAACTACAACATCACACATAGAAACAACATCTTGACGTGCTTTAAGCATTGCATCTCTACACGGATTAAACGTATCTAACACAACGGGTTCAAAAATTTGCTTCCATGTAAATCCTGTATATAACCAAATCTTTTTATCTGGAAATTTTTCTTTAATATCTTTGATAAGAGAAAGAACGTCATATACACTTTCAGGCTCAAGCGGCTCTCCTCCAAGAATTGTAACTCTAACAACAAATGGCTGTGCAACAAGATTGAGAAATTCATCTTTAGTTTGCCTAGTCCATTCTTTGCCATCATCAAAGCTCCATGTTTCTGGATTAAAACAATTTTTGCAATGGAAGCGACACCCTTGCACAAAAAGTGAAACACCGATGCCACTACCATTTGAAATATCCATTTTTCTAATTAAAGCATATCGCATATCAATAAATACCACCTTCACATATAACTACGAAACTTCAATGTATGGCATATCATCAACATGAAGAACGCGCTCTTTGATCTCTTGCGTGCGCCCTTGATTCCAGAAGTTCGTTCCAATGTAACCACAGGTACGACGTGCAACGCTCATTTTATTTTGGTCACGATTTCCACAGTTGGGACATTCCCAAACAAGATCTCCATTTCCCTTATCTTCCACGATAAGAATTTCTTTATCGTATCCACATACCATGCAGTAATCGCTCTTAGTATTCAGCTCGGCATACATGATATTCTCATAGATGAACTGAATGATTTGGATTACAGCATCAATATTATCTATTAAATTTGGAACTTCTACATAACTAATTGCGCCACCAGGAGATAACTTTTGAAACTTGGCTTCAAGTGATAGCTTGTCGAACGCATTGATTTCTTCGGTTACATGTACATGATAAGAATTGGTAATATAATTTTTATCAGTAATACCTTCAATTTCACCGAAGCGCTTCTTTAAGCAATTTGCAAACTTATATGTAGTCGATTCAATTGGTGTTCCGTAAAGGCTATAATCAATGTCCTCTTCTTCTTTCCACTGTGTACACTTATCATTGAGTGCTTGCATAATCTTAAGACCGAATTCTTCACCAATATCGCCATCGGTATGGCTTCGTCCAGTCATATATTTCACACATTCATATAGCCCAGCATACCCAAGAGAAAGAGTTGAGTACCCACCATATAATAGCTTGTCAATTGTCTCTCCCTTTTCAAGACGCGCCAATGCACCATGCTGCCATAGGATAGGAGCAACATCTGATACCGTTCCTTCAAGTCTGTTGTGTCGAACACGAAGCGCACGATGACAAAGCTCTGCACGTTCATCAAAAATTTCCCAGAACTTATTCATATCGCCACCAGACGATAAAGCAACATCTGGAAGATTTAAAGTTACAACACCTTGGTTAAAACGACCATAATATTTTGATTTACCATTATAATTCTTTGCTTTTGACATATTGTCATATCCATTACCGCTACGATCTGGCGTTAAGAAACTGCGACATCCCATGCATGGATATACATTTCCTTCGCCATTTGCATCAATCTTATATTCAAGCATCTTTTTTTCAGAAATATAATCAGGCACCATACGCTTTGCGGTGCATTTTGCAGCCAACTCTGTTAGATAAAAATACTTACTGCCTTCATAAGCATTGTCCTTTTCAAGAACATATAACAGCTTTGGGAATGCTGGTGTAACCCAAACACCCTTTTCATTCTTCACACCTTGAATACGTTGGTTTAGAACTTCTTCAATAATCAAGGCAAGGTCATTTTTTGTTTGTTCATCGCTTGCCTCGTTTAAATACATGTTTACTGACAAGAAAGGAGCTTGACCATTGGTTGTCATTAATGTAACAACTTGGTACTGAATTGTTTGAACACCACGCTTAATCTCGTCCTTAACCATGCCGTCGACCATATCATTATATTTTTCAAATTCGCCTTCTGTCTGCGGCTCATGTCCAGCGAATTCAATATAAACCTTCATTGCATCATTCTTAAACTTTTGTCGGCTTACATCAACGAATGGAGCAAGATGCGCAAGGCTAATGGTTTGACCGCCATATTGACTTGAAGCAACTTGCGCGATGATTTGCGTAGCAATGTTGCACGCAGTAGCAAAGCTATGTGGTTTTTCAATCATAACGCCAGAAATAACAGTACCGTTTTGTAACATATCTTCCAAGTTTACAAGATCGCAATTGTGAAGTGCATTTTGACCGAAATAATCCATATCATGAAAATGAATGATGCCAGCTTCGTGAGCCTTTACAACGTCTTGAGGAATGAGAAAACGCTTAGAAATGTCTTCACTTACGATTCCTGCCATATAATCACGCTGAGTAGTAACAAGTTCTGCATTTTTATTAGAGTTTTCGTTGTTCCAATATTCGCTTTTGCCGCTAAGAAGCTCCATAATGGGTTCGTCTGTAGTATTTGCTTCACGAATAATTTTTCTCTGATAACGATATTCGACATAACGAGATGCCACATCTTTGCGGGACGTTGCCATTAACTTGTTAACTACCATATCTTGAATTTCTTCAACAGACATTTTATTCTTTTTAACGCTTGCAACTTCATCTGCAATCTTTTCAATAATAGCCTCAGACTTTTCGCTTATTTTCCCGTCTACCTCGATAAAAGCCTTTTTAATCGCGTTTGACACTTTGTTCTTATCAAAAGAATCGATTCGCCCATCTCTCTTAATAACAAACATCATAGGCAATACTCCTCTCTTAAACATATAACATTAACAATATCAGAGATTATTATACTCTTGCCTATTGTCGTTTTCAATAGTTTTTCTAGATATTTCTAATAATAAATCTTGCAAAAATGTATGACGTGTTAGGTTTGCCTTCTTCTTAACAGCGGCGTTTACGCTTGCGATAGACCCAAGATGAAAACATTTATCTGTAGTTCTCGTTAAAGCCACATAAATCAAATTACTATTTAGCATAAACATATGGCTCTTTGGAGTACAAACAATAACGTTTTTAATGCTGGAGCCTTGCGATTTGTGGATCGAAATAGCATATCCCAGCTTAACGGTTGTCATCATTTCCCTTTCATATCGAACAAGAATACCATCGAAATCTATTATGGCATAATCCTTACAAGCATATTTAATCAACCCAGTCTCTCCGTTAGCTACAAATGCAGTTTGCTTTTCATCATCTTCATATATGAGTCTATATTCATTATCACACATTGCTGCTCGATAATTGTTTTGCGTTTGAATAACCAGGTCGTTATCATAATATACGATATCACCAACTTTTAAAAAACGATTGCTGCCATAATTTTTATTTATTGCTTTTTGAATCATGTTGTTTAATGATATTGTGCCGCAATCACCTACATTCTTTGCCGCAAGGACTTGAATGTCTTCTGGTTTATTACCGTTTTCCAATAACTTTTTGTACATTGATACAGCGCTTTTAGGAATGCTATCAGAATCCATATCAATAAAAGCATAGTCTTTGTTTGAACCGAATTGAGTTGCCTTGTTCTTCATATTCTTATTGAGATATGGCTTGCAAAACCTTGTATCTGTTGCAACACGCATCAAACCGCCATCTGAATAACGAAAGATTTTTGTTAGCGTTGTTGTTGGCATGACGTTGCTTTCCATAAAGTCATGAAGAAGATTACCAGCACCAACTGAAGGCAGCTGTGCGTTATCTCCAATGATTATAAGTTTCGTACATTCAAAATCTATTGCGTCAATAAGATGTGAAAACAAAAAGATATCGCACATCGAAAACTCATCTACGATAACAACATCGTATGAAAGCTTGCATTCCTTATTGTAACACCAACCATACATAGGACTGTATCCAAGTCCTCTATGAATAGTGTAAGCTGTTTCACCAGTATATTCAGAAATAACTTTTGCGGCCTTTCCTGTAGGACTCATTAAAATAAACGATTTATCGTTGTCTTTCAGCATATTGATCATTGCTTGAGTTGTAAACGATTTACCGCTGCCAGCGCTACCATTAAGGATACTGATATTGTAATTGCACATATTCTTTACAGCATTCATCTGCTCGTCTGATAACATAAACTCGCCAGCATTACGATATTTTTCAACATCGTAATCCCATTTTTCTACCGCCTCGATATTAGAAATAATCGTTTCTGCTATATATTTTTCTGTTTCATACGCTCTCATAGTACCAATAGACATGTTATCTTTATTGTAATAAATATCTTCTGACTTAATAGCATCGACAAAGTTATTCACACAAGATGGAATCATTTTTATGCACTGGCTACGCAAGTCAGATAGGTTCATTTTGGTATTGCCTTCGTTCTCATTTTCTTGAAGAAGATAAATGATGCAGGCAACGCATCTATCCTTACTTGTTTTAACGTCATAGCCAAAATCAACAATGCCTTCTTTTTGCAACTCAAGAATAATACCATCAGCAGTTTTAAATCCAACACCGCTAATTTTTGTAAGAGTGGTATACGGTTCTTCTTTTAGCTTTGCGCGAAGAACGTCGATGTCTGAATAAGCATTGTAAATTCTTTTAATCATGCTTAGAGATATAACGCCTTTGAATTCAGCAACTAAATCAACGAGTTTAAAATTGTCGATGATTTTAGTTTTTATTGATTCAAATGTTTTCTCTCCAATACCATATAGTTTAGACAAATCAACTTTGTCATCCTCGCCGCTCTTCACGACGTCTATGATATTTGGATAATTGTCATATAACACTTTTGCCTGATTGTATGTCAATATCTCTTCAAGAAAAGCTTTAGTGCCTTCTTCATCGGTTGGCACATCACGCCTAATATTTACAACACGATAGCTTACTCCATATTTAGAATGTTCTTCGGTTGCCGTTACATCATATTCAACTCCAACGATAAGATCAGACAAGTCACCAATGATA